TCGACCACTGTGATTATCGTCCTTTGCGTCAGCCAGTCGCATTAACTTGGTAAGAACGTCGTATCCACCGTAGAACCGCTTGGCGCTAGAGGCGTTCTTGCTGGGGTCCTTGACGTTCAGGGGCACCTTGAAATTCGTGCGCATGAACGCCTCGCGGAACGTGTCGATCATAGCTGCGTCAACGTCCACGTAAGTGGCCGCATAGTTACGCCACTTGGGGTTCGTACTGGCGTCAAGGCCCGCACAAACCGTACCGGTCGTCGCGTCTTGAAAACGAATAGTTTGGCCGCTGAAACCGGACGCGGTGATGTCTGCGTTCAGGTAATTCAAGTAATAAGGTACCCCGTAAGGATACAAGTCATCGCCTGAATTCGTGGGCGTTTTCCATGCTCTCTCTTCGATCAGATTGGCGAGCGACCAGAGGCCGTCGATCCGACGAGTGTCGAGCAGGTCAACAAAGCCAGCTGCGCTGTTTGCATTGCGCAGGATCTCCAGCTTCTCCCAGCTATAGTCCGTACCGATCTGAGTCCAGGGCACGGTGATGGTGTCCATAACGTCGCTGACAGTAGGCTCGTCAACGTCGTACAGGCGACGGTACTTAGCAGCACCGGTATTGTCGAGCATGACTCTGCGGCTGATGGCTGTGCCGCCGTCGATCTCCGTGCGCTCCTTCTGGTAAATCCTGCAGAACTCATACTCGGTGTTGTCCCACATTACCTCGAACTCTTGCTTGGGCAAGTCTTCGAGCGTGGTTGCGATAAGGTCGGTTAAGGCAGAGTTTTTAACTCCCATAATTTAACTCCCAAATATATTGGCAAGACGGTCTTTCGTTCTCGCCTCTAGTTCTTTGCGCGTAGTCGGCCTTCCAGTGTTAACGGGCGCTTTAGGTTTCTTCCCGTCAGACGGTCTGACCACCCGACTCTTATGGCGTTTCTCCGCTGTCTTCATTATGTCCTGTCTGATAATAGAAGCGGAGATTGGTTCACTAACAACCAGATGTGCTCTCTCCATAGCTTCGGGGAGACTCATCGCTGACCCGTGCATCTGCGCACCGACCCTAATCTCATCGGCCAGTTGACACACACTATCACGGTTGCGCATCTGCTGATCAGACAGGGAGGTCCATGCTCCAGTGTCCCCGTCTACTTTACCATAGAATCCACCGAATTGTTTAAGGCCGTCAGCTGAGAAGAACCCACCTACAATTTTCCTGGTTTCATCTATCTGCGACAGCCTATGCTGTTCTACCTGGGTGTTAGTGCGGACCAGTGCGTCACTGGTCTCTTGCTGCTTCTGCTGCATGGCATTCATCTGCTTCTGCTGTACTTCATAGAATTGGATGAGTTCGTGATCGTCGCCATACTGCTGCTTGAGGGCCTGGATGTTTGGTCCAGGATGTGAGGTCACTGGCGCAGAGTCCGATGGCCCAACCCGCGGGGGACCTTGGTCAAGCTCCTGTGCTTTTCGACCTAGTGAAGAAAACGTGTTAGTCAACTCGTTATTCTTCTGATGAAGATTCTGTAGCATGGTCATTACATGTTCGTGACCAAGGTCTTTGACCATCTTGTCTACAGCTTCTGGCGTCCACCCCACACCCACCGCACTGCGCATGTACGCATCGGGAATGCCGGGTGAATCCTTGCCTTTTCTGGCGTCCTTCTCCTCGTCCGTGTCATCATCTTGATCTACACCTTCGTCGTCACCCGAGGTAGGGTCACCTTCACCATCATCAGCTTCCTCAGTGTCCGCCTCCAGATTAGCGTCTTCGTCAGCATCCGCGTAATCCAGCGCGTCGTCCTGGTCTTGGCTCTCATCAGGCTTCGGCACATCTGTCGGGTCACCAGCTCCGGCTTCTCTTAGGCTTGCTGCTACCTTGGCGAGAAGGTCGTCGCTGTGTAGTTCCGCCTCATCCGTTTGGCGCAGGGGAATCTCTTGCTCGTTACTCATTGTGTTCTCCATTAAGCTGCCCGGTATCCCGGGGGTAGGTTAAGTGGCTCTCACGGTTCTCGGCTGGTTGGGGGCGCGATTCTTTACATGCCCCGTGTCGTCCAGATACTTGTCATGTTTTTTGAAGTTGTCGAATACTGGCCTGTTCTTCTCATCAATCTTGATGTCGGGGTACAGGCGCTCATGCTCCTCTCTCTGGGACGAGTGAATCGCCAGTGCGTCTGAGTGAATGTCTTTGTGATACGAGTCCGCATGAACCCGGAATGAATACCTTTGGCTTCTTTTTACAGCGTCCATCAGTAACCCTTTCCTCTTAATTTTCTGGTCTCGCTTTTGCGCACACCAGCGGCTTTCAAACCCGACTTCGTTTTCTTAGTACTTGCACTATCGCCGCTCATTGATTTCCTGAACTTGGAAAGAGACTTGCCGACTTTTTGCAGCAGGCTCTGCCTCGGGCTCAACTTGGCTTGCGCAGCTTTCTGTGCGGCCCTCGCTTTCTTGACTTTGGCACTCGCTGTAGCTATTCGTTTGGCCTTAGCCAAATACTCATGAGACTTGGCATACTTTCCTTTCTTGCTTTCCTCATATGCTTTCACTGATGCAGCCGCTTTGTTGTGTGGCATTAGTATCCTCCCATCTGTCCTAGATTAGCAGTTTCTTGCTCGTTTGCCTTCTGATCTTGCATGGGACTGGTCACACCCTTCTGGCTTACGTTAGCTGGCCCACCGTTCTGTTGTATGGCGCCCATGCTGTTAACCCCGGCTTTAACTGGACCCTGTGGACCCATCATCTGCATGAGGTTCATGCGTTGTTGGAACTCCGGGTCATTGAACCAATCGTGAACCTCATCCATGATTCCCATTTGCCTGGCCGAGTCACTTATGGCCCGCTGAGCGTTGAACTGTATCCCCATCTGGAACAGCACCTGTGCCGTTTGCGCAATGGCTGGAAGCGCTGACTTCACAAACTCCATCATGAGTTTCGACATCAGGTTGGGGTCCCGCACTTCCATGGACCTGGACTTGATCTTGTAAATATATGACTCAGGATTTCCCTGTCGCTGGTCGGGTGTGAGATGTAATTGGATAGTGCTGCCGTCCTGCCTGCGATGAGGAATCGGTATGTTAATCAGTGGGTCGTGAATCATGTACCACGACTCTTTGCGGCTCAGCTCACTGGCGGTTTCGTATAGCACGTACTTCCCGTCTTCGAGACCAACAGAGGCATTAGACGCCAGGATTTGAGATTGGGTGGCCGTCTTGGCGTTCTGGGACAGTCCTGCAAGCTGGTCAGGGTTCCCCGCCATGTAGTTGAACCAGGTACTCAGAGATTGTACGAACTGCTCGCTGTCACGATTCTGCCCTCCGAAAGTTAGAACACTGATGCTTTTGGGGTCTCCCTGTACCAGGGTACCATCCTCGGCCTGCCGTATGTCCTCGACCTCGTCGGCCATGGTTGGGTCATAGACGCCGATGGACTTCTGTCGCGCGCCCTGCTCCATTAGCTTACGCATCATCTGGTTGGCCATCTCGTTCAGGTCGTACCACATAGCCGCAGGCGCGACCGGGAACGGATTGTCTGGTACAGGTTGTGACATGGCCATGAATGTGTATGGCCCGTCCTTCGGGCCGTAGTAATCGTGGACCGCTAGGAAGTCTGGTAGCACCTGTATATAGGGATCAGGTATCACAACAATGGCATCGGCAGCTGGCACGTAAAGGTAGATAATGTCCACGAAGTCTTGCATGTCCTCGACCACATTGCGATTGACGCCCAGCTTGCTCAACTTCTCCGCGCTCATGTGACTCTGCGGGGGAGACGACCGGGGAAGGCTAACGATTGCGTCATGATCGAAGGACTCGTTATCCAACAGGTCTTGCCGTGCCACTCGGACGCGGTCACCGAGAAACGTAGCCTTATCGAACGACCGACAATCGGGGTCAGGGACGAAGTCGTCCAAGCTGACGTTGTCAGTAAAGATGACGCCGTTATCTACCCGCCTGTCACCGTTCTTTACAGTAGAGCCGGAGGCACACAGCGACGTCTTGAAAATAGCCAGGCCGAACATGGCGTCGACCAGCCCGACCCGTAGTGTATGCATCTTCTTTGTCCGCTTGTTGTTCTGGTCCAGTGCCTTACCCAGTAGGAAGGCGTAGTCTGAGTAGTCGACAATGTCCGAAGACACTTCGGTCACAGGATTCTTCATGACGTACTGCGGTATTATAGAACGAATTGCGTTGTACACCAGATTGATTGGATACTTACCCGACAGGCCCTCGCGCTCTGCAAAGTACTGCCCAACGTAGGCACGAATCAGCATAGCTCTATTCTTCCGGTGAACCTGTACCCGCTGCATCCCCATCTTGGCCGCTTCAGAAAGTGTCTCCGGGGTGATTCGCTTCATGTTATTTGCTCCTTAACCAGGGGTCTATGTCATCGACCGGTTCACATAGGATGAGACCCGATCCCGCGCGTGAGCCCACAAGACCAACGCAGATCCCCACCAGTTTTCCTTTGAATATCAGCGGCCCGCCGCTGTTACCAAGTGCTGCATATGCGTCCACCTGAAATACGTCTTTCCAGTATTCAAACTCGAACCTGTCATTATGTGACAGTACCCCCTTCGTAACAGACAGACGCAGCTTCTTTGTGAGGGGTGTGCCTATGAGGTAAACCTCGTCGCCTACGCTCACATCTTCAATAGACCCCATTGGAATCCACATATCTGACGACTCCTCTGTGTAAAGGAAGCACAAGTCGTCATCTGAGTCGAGTAACACCTGCTTAACTTCGAGTATCGTGCCGTCATTCAACTCCACCGACAGGCTTTCATCATTGTCAGCTACATGTCCCGCAGTGAGTATGCAATTGGGCGATATATAAACGCCAGACCCATGTCCGAACTCACCTATGTGCACAGTCACTGTGGACTCTACACACTCTTGTATGCTACGCGTGGATGGCGCGAACTCTGATATTACAAACGGCGCACTAAAAATCACCAGCAAAACGCACATCCACGCCGCGACATGCCCCAGTACTTCCTTCATAACTTATGCCTCCATCCGTCCACTGGTTTATCAGCACCGCCACGACTTTTCTTGGCACGTGCGAGTTTACGTCGATGAGCAGGACTGCCCATCTGCATATCGTGCTCCTTCTTTCTACGAGGCTGCCTCTTGCTCAGCAGTGTCATAGCGTCGGCCATGACACGGTCACCGTGCGTCTTCTTCGCTGATTCACTCTCTTCCACCAATTCGCCTGGCCCTATACCACCGCCATCGTACCGCACATATAGCCGGGCCTCATTTAGACTCTCGATGGATCGGTTGACGAACGTGCCGTGAGTAATAGCCGCATCGTATCTGGTCAGCAGCTCTTCCTTCGCATCGCGTGTATTCTGCCAACCATAAGAGTCGGATTTAACGTCATGCGTCTTGCCTATTGGTATGTTCTTATAGTACTTCGGGTAGTGGAACTCCTTCACTACCCGCCGACCAAAGTCGAGGCCAGGCCCATTTTTCTCCCAGATGAGAAACGGCAAGTTGCACCGGTCCCTTCCACCGACCCATAGGGCCAGGGCGATCACAACTCTCGCCAATTCATGTGGCACAGTGAGCGCGCACGCCCACTCTCCGATCTTTTCTCCAGTCTCGTTACACTTGATGGAGACTACAGAGTTAGACGCCCCGTGTCCCTTAGATACGTCGATCCCGCATGTATAGGAGAAGTTCTGATCTGGGCGCCCTCCAATAAGTTCGCACCACAGCCGCAATTTTCCTTTTCTAATTCTACGTATTTTAAGGTTCTTGCGACTGCGTGTGCGAAGTAATGATGGTATCACTGAAGAAGCGACTGACTTATTCAGAGTTATATCGAGCGACATCCTAGCTGGTTTAGCGAATAAGGCGGCGTGCACGTCAATACTGGCGGGAGAAAAGAATAGATCCCCACTTCCAGCGTCATCAGCGTCCACTTCTCGGGCCATTTCAATCGGTGAGCGGACACTCTCCTCATGATTGTACCAGGGTGACCGAATCTTCCACTTGTCGGTGACTTCTTCCTTCTCGACATAGCGCCCGGCCCCTTTCTCGGGGTGATCCCACCACATGAGCGGGTACACCTTTATCTGTCCCGAACCCTTCCATTTTGAATACTCAGTTCCAGGCCCGGCTACGGTTGAATTCACGATGCGCAGTAGCCCTGCATCACGGGTTGCTGATCGCATCTCTGCCCCATGTTCTACTTTGGCGAACTCGTCGAGCAAAATAATATGACGACGGTCACCAGAAGCAGCATGTTTTGTAGTTGATTCTCCATCGATACATGCCCCGTTTAACTCATTGTACAGGTGCATATTCTGTCGATATTTCCCACCGACATGACAACCCTCTGGGAGCATCCACCAGGGCAACCACCTATTTATGTAGTCATGCTTCTGAAACAGTGCCTTCATGTTGCCGGTCTTGTCCACGTAGTCCTTGGTACGTGACATTTCCAACAACTGAGCCTCTGGGGTGAACAACCAATGCCAGTGTATATACGCAAGACATATCCAGCTGGCACCCATATCACGAGACTTATTAATCAGTATGTCCTCGCCATTCTCGAGGCACCAATCTAGCGTTTTTACCGCTTCATCCTGCACGCACCAGGTTATGAACGGTGCGTGCTGAACCTTAGCCTGCGAACGCTGACCGGTTAACGGTTCAACGTCCCATTGATGGTATGTCCACACAAAGGAGTTTATCCATAGGATCTTAGACTGCGAACATGCGTACAGCCAGTCTTTCTGAAGGCCAGGGTCATTCTCTGCTCTCTCAAGTAGATCCTGTCTGAACTCCAGATTCTTGATCGGGTCCTTCGGGACTTCGATTCCTGTTTCTTCGCATCGCCATATCTCGCACACGTTTGGAAAGGGAGCCCTCAGAACGGGTTTGATCTTTTCCTCTAGCGTCAGCATCCTTGTCCTCCTTCTGCTTGACGTGACCAGTCAAGGCGCTCCCTACTCGTTTATGTAACGGAACTGCCTCCGCCTTCTTGTCGCTCTTCTTGGGGGGTGGCGCCGCCTTGGGTTTTCCGACCATGTGATCGAACAGCTTGTCGATGGACGCTTTGTCAGGCGGAACATACTCAACGACCTTTCCCTCGTTATCGACGACATCGTAACCCAGGGCCTTCTTCCACACAGTCTGGGCGAGAGCCTCCCAATGGGATATTGACCCACGGGGGAGCATGCTGTCGCCCTGTTTCTGTAGGAACTCGATCAATTCTTTGTTCGGAGACATCAAAAGGTCCGCTTTGTCACACTCAATTTGTAATTGAACGAAGATCCATCTGGGTCTTGCGTGTTGTCGAACAACACCCTCAGCCTCTGATAAGAGTCATTGTCAATCTTGTCAACACGGGAAAGCGCGACATTGAACACAGCGGTATTCAGCGCGTGCGAATTTGTGGTGCCGTCAAGTGCTACAACTGCGTTCGTGCTCTGACTTTTCACGAATATTAACTCACTATTCGCCAATGTTCCGTCTTCAATACCGATCCATATGCCCTCCACCGTCAACGCATGACCCGTTAGAGTCAGCGACGTCGCAGCCGCCGCGAGCGGATTATCCTCAATCAGATCCGTAGTAGCGGTTCCTACGAGCTGAGCAGCAACCGTTGAAATGTCGTGCCAGTCTTCATCTCCCGATGCCGCCGCCGATCCCTGTATGATAAAATCTGCACCATTCGCATCCTGTACGGTCGTAGTATCGAGAAACGCCTGAATCATCAATGTGGTAGACTTGTTAGCTGACACGTCAATCTCTGACGATTCCACGATAGTGTTCTGTGCAACAGCGGTCCAATCGTCGACCACCTCCACCGCCTTTGTGACTGTCCCCAATACCTCAAGAGCAGCCAGATCAGTAACCATAGAATCCAACGAAAGACCTTGTGCCGTCTGCTCAGTAATAATCGTATCAAGGGACACTCCCTGTCCCACCAGTTCGACACTGGTACCTGGCATCTCTATACGATGAACGAAGGCCACCTCTATACGAAAATCGGTACTGGCGAGGGTCGAGACAACGAACAACAATCTGTCATAACCATTGGTATTGAGCCACGCCTTGGCAACGTCATTATTTCCGCCGTTCACGGTGAACAGTTCAAAAGCATCGTCGGTGGCGGACCAGGAAAAGGTATCAATGTACAGATCAGATCCACCGCGAACGACCATCGTGCCTGTAGTGCAGGTAAGAGTACCTACGTGAGTATAGTCATCATTCTCTCCGCGCGCAGCGTATACCTCAAGGATATTGCTGTCGGCATCGATTCCTGTACCGTACGCGCGCAGTTCCAGGAACTCTTCGGTGCGATGTGATAAGTCAACGGTTAGGGAATTGGTCGACCCCAACACGTTTCCAATAGCTGACACTTTGCGCTGTGCATTCGTAAGCGCAGCATGGGCTACGGTGATCTCACCCTCTAGTGGTATCCAACTTCCTCTTTGCATGATTATTCTCCTGGTAGTTTACCCGTCACCCAACAGCCGGAACGCCCGAGCATCGGTGTAAGTCGCTAATTTTAATTCAATGAGATGGAGCCCCCACCCCTTGGCTTCCAACCGCACGTCTTCAGAGATGTCGTTCATCATTTCAACCGTTGACACGTCATCTGCTATCAGCATACGATCTCCCAGCTGACCCATGGCGAAGGACGTTATGGACTCGTTGTAGTCCTCAGTTTCCAGCAACGCCAGAAACGCGTCCTCCACTTCATAGCGGAATACAGCGGCAAATGCTGTACCGTTGATGACCTGAGTGGGGAGGTACACGGTATTCTCTTTCTTGACGCACGTAATTATTGTGTGGACAAAGGGCACGCGCCAGTGTAACCCGGGCTCCAACGTCGCGGTATACCTACCGAACCTAAGTCTAACAGCTGCTTCGTTATGGTGCGTGGACTCAGCCCACTTGAGCTGAGATACTAACTCGAACATCCTCGCCCAGAATCCCATGTTACTTCCTCAATCCTTTCGTGTACCAGTTATAGTCATCGCCCCATACTGAGTCATCGGGATTTGGTTTCACAGGATACCCATACTTGGTTCCCCAATCGGCTCCCTCCTTGTGTGTGGCCTGCAGGTCTATCCAGTCCTGGTCGGGATCGAAGTCAATCTCTACCTCGTGGCATGCCTGCTTTACCTTACGGCGCAGTGCTTTCTCGTTGGAGCGATACCATGGTTTGGATATGGTGAAGAAGCAGAACTTCTTAAAAGACCGTGACATTGCGCACCCCCGAAACGAAAAATGGGCCGCCTGGCTACGGCAGAAGGACAGATTATCGCTCTGATTGCCGTAGCTTTTAGCGCCGCAGTGCTACAACAGTTCCTCTACGAAATGGGGTGACCAGTGGGACTTGAACCCACACCGACAGGATCACAACCTGCCGTGCTGCCAATTACACTATGGCCACAATAGACCCAGGGAGAATTGAACTCCCGTCACCAGGGTGAAAACCTAGTATCCTAACCGTTAGAAGATGGGTCTGTAAAGACGACGGTGGGAATCGAACCCACGTATGAACCGGGGGAGAATTGAACTCCCATCGCGCGCTTGAGAGGCGCGCATCCTAACCGTTAGACGACCGGTCCAAGGGTGAAGGCTGGAGTCGAACCAGCGACCAGGGCGCCTCTCGACGTTCCCCTGTGCTCTGCCGGACTGAGCTACTTCACCAAAAACGGGTTCTGCACAAACTCACCGTGGGCTGCACGACCATGCTTGCTCTTAACCTTGCCTGGGTTTCGAGCCCAGGTCCCGCGAAGGCGCGTGTGCTACCGAATACACCACAAGATGAACCCGCATAAAGCGGGAGGCCGGACTCGAACCGGCGACAATCACGTTGGCAACGTGATACTCTACCACTGAGCTACTCCCGCGCACCTGGGTCGCCAACGGGCTCCCAGGCTATTCACTTTTCAAAGAGCGTAAGCACTTAATGCTCTTTGAAAAATGTTTAAAGGCTTACGTGATGCTCTACCACTGAGCTACTCCCGCGCACCTGGGTCGCCAATGGGCTCCCAGGCTATTCACTTTTCAAAGAGCGTAAGCACTTAATGCTCTTTGAAAAATGTTTAAAGGCTTTTTCATCAACGTCGTCCGCCACTAGGTCTATGCCATCTGCCTCCAGCCGGTCTACTATGTCCTGCCTTAGCATATGCATAGACGCCATATTCTCGGCAAACGACAATAGCTCCCACCTGGAGAACTCGTGTAGCGGTCTTCCCTTGTATATCACCATTAGTCGCCCCCTCTATCTTCTTTGGCCTCGCAATGCAAGACGCACATGCACGTCGTGCATTGCATCTTTCCAAAGTCGGTCAACAACACGCCGTCGATCATAAGCGGGTGGCAGTCCTTAGTCCACCTGCACTTCGGGCAGGACAAGGCGTACTTCCATTTACCGGCCATTAGTCGCCCCCACCAAAACATTTAGAGATATCGCCCGCCTCTTCGACATAGTCGTCTAGGCAGTCCCGCAGAACGAAGTGTACGTCTTCATCTTCGACGATCACACACTTAACGCCGCTGATCTCCACGGTCAAGTCTTCAAGGACGTTGCGCTTCTCAGCAGCCTTGATCATCGCGGGCTTCTGGACAATGTCGCCAATGACCAAGTCCTTTACCGCAGGACCAACAAGCAGTACTCTCATGGCGTCGTTGCTCTTCGTGTACCTCTGTGGCAGTACGAGGCTGCCGTCCAGTGTCTCGTCTTCTAGTACCAACGCCACGTTGTTTCTCAATGGTCTCAAGAGTAAGTCCTTTCTCGATAAGTTCAAAGAATCGTTCAGTGGTTATAGTCCTGCAATCTGCGCCTTCAAGTGGGCCACCTGTTTCGACACAACGCTGTGCGCAGTCTCTAACTGCTTTAACCAGAAATTCAACCGACGCTTCCATAACAAATTCTTGCGCGCGGGCTCCACACCCCTCTTCATTCGCCTCATCTGCGTGCACATCTATTTCCTTTCGATCCATACTAAGTTCCTCCGGCCAAACAGCGAGCGCCATAGTCTCATGATATAGCCCCAGTATCCGTATCGGTTCTTGGCGTACGTTATAAATCGGGGATCATCGGTCCCATTCCACTGCCCCATACCGTCAATATCGCCCATACGTATGAGAGTGTTGTGAATCAAACGATCTCGATCAATCTTGAGACGCTGTGATATCCAGCCTCTGTCTTCTGGCATAATCATGCCTTTCCACCTACATTAAGAAGTTCCTTGAATTCTGCATCCATGGTTTCCCTCCGTGTACATAGGGCTTTGGGTCACTGGAGGTCGGTCAGACGTGCTCCGTTGTGTCCCGGGGAATTCCGTCACCCTATGTTGTTTTAAATAAGCGCCTGATTTGTACTCGAACTCCTCCCCAGTCATAGGCTTTCTTTCCCTTTTTCGTCGTGGTCATATGTCACTTTGAAGCACTGCTTCGCCGCAGTGTGATAGACGACGATTCCCTCTGGATTATAGAACCCGGGTGCTGCCCAACTGCCGCCCAGTTTCAATTTCGCCATAAGGTGGGGGACATTCAGATCTTCAACCTGTCCCTGCCACAAGATCGGAACGACATGTACGCGCTCGGGTAGGGTAGCGGGCTCTTTCCACCGGCCTACGTTGAACAGGCTGAAGCGCTTGTGGTCGAGGCCATAACCGCGCTGAATTCCGCTGCCCCACCATTCGCCGAAGTGGCGACCAGGTCCGAGCTTCAGAAGTTCATATTCGTGTCCACGGACCCAATCTGCGAATCCATAATTATCATCTTCTGTTGAAATCCACCGATTCCGGCTACCGATCAGAATTTGGCCATCCTCGCCGATAAAAATCTGCGCATTGGTGCCGTCGATCTTCTCGGTCACGATGACAGTGCGCTTGTATCTGGGTATCTTTGGAAACTTTTGGAACTCGATCATCTGGCCACCTTGGTCCAGGTCTGCTCTTCGACAAGGCCACAGGTCATGCAATACCGATATGGGTCACAATGATAGTGCTTCCCGTCACCTGTTGCCCAGTAATGTTGAGTTATGCGGCATATCGTGCCGTTGTCTATGAGTTCTTGGTCTGTCATTTCTCCACCTTCCTAGATGATGCCCATATCGTACCTAAACCACTCTATACCAACATTGCTCGTGGTATCACACGGCGTTGAATACTTAACCCATTTCACTGGCTCGATGATGTCTTTCGGCTTTACTAACCCGATGAGTGGAGCCGCGCAGATCGTTTTAAGCAGCTGTCTCCTATTCATGTCACGGCCTCCAGATGAATTTTATATCGCTCGGCACACTTTTCATAGAACAGCTTGACATCAGACAGGTTTTCCTTGGTGCACAGAATGATGATGTCTCTTCGCATCCGGTCACTTATCTCGATACGTTCGTATTGTCCAAGTTCTCGGTTCCCAAGAAGAAGATCCCCAGTCGTGGCGTCCATCAGGTCGTAGAGCATTGCGCTTATGATCATGTCGTTTCCTCCTGATCTTTCCAGATGTCATTCCGACCATTCGGATCAGCGCCAGATCGATCTCTATATTCACACGCGCCAGGAGATCCCCCAAAGGCGTATTGGGTTCTGGCCCTAAATTTACGTTGTGTGTCGCAACCCCGTGGACCAATTTCTTGGCTTCTACCAGAGCATTCGCATCTTCAACTCTCTGGTTCACCCTCTCGTGATCAGTCATTTGGTTCCCCCTTCAAAAAATGGGGCGGGCAGGGTTTTCGGTGCTGATCCTATTCACCCCGCCCACCAATGCGCTATCCCGCGTCCGGCCATTTTTTCCCAATTTTGTATAGGCTCGGGTGGGCCTTTCGGCCGTGCAGATCCGAGGTCCTCGGGATCATGACCCTACCTCGTGGGCTATCAACCCCTATCTGCCGTACCGTAGAGGTTTTCCTGGTCAAGGCCAGTTCCTCGGTGACTAACCGCTCAAACTGGTATCCCTCTGTACTACCCTTCGATGGGGGGCTATTTTCTCGCTTATCCACGCATTTATGGATTTTTTCTGCAAAAAGTCTATCTAAGGGGTGATTTCCCGCAAAAATAATTTTTTATCGGGGCGTATCGTTCGACCATTCTTCGCGCAACATCAATATCTTGTCCTCAAATACTGATATTGCACGTCTCTTTAAGAGATCTACTAGCTGCTCGTCATCCAAATCTTTAGCTTCCCTTTCGTCCACCCACGCGTACAACAGTATTTCACCTGTCGCTGTCATAGGGTGCCTGCTAGAGTTATCCACCCAGTCCTCATAGAGCAATGGCAAACGCTCATGATCCCTCAACCCATTCAGCCTATCAACAAATTTATTCATGTCTCCTACCTTTCGAGGTGTGATCTGATACCGTCACGACCGAAACCCGCCGCGCCAATCTGTCCGCGTCCCGAGGATGGCACCTACTTATGTAATCGAAGTCGTCGACGAAGAGTCGTTCATTCTGTACCTTTAATGGCAGATGGGCCAATGAGATAAACCGATCTGTGTGCAGCTTCAATCCCAGCTCCTGTGACATTATCCATTTGCCGTGGGCGATTGCGCGCGTCCGGCATACCATAACTGCTGCGTCGTCTGCTACCATGGCATGTAGCAATATGGTCGTTTTCCCGGAATGCCGGGGTCTTTTGATCACCTTCATCTGTCTGCCCTCCTCACGAGGTTTATGCTTCCTTCTGGTATAAAGACACGCACACGGTGCCTCCATACCGCAGGTTATGCAACGGCTATTCATCGCTCTGCCTTTCAATACCGAACTGTTTCGCTCTATGGCGGCGCGCCGTCTCTACGATCGTGTAACCGTCATAATCCTTATTCCGATCCCACAGGCCCACCGACTTCAAATAGATCTTCGCATACACGTATGTAAACCCGCAAATATCTTCGTACAATCGATTATCCACGATTCTGCCCCCTACCTTTCTACCATATTGTGTGACTATCGCGCTCGATTATCGAGTCGGCCAATATATACGCCACCTTCTCTAATTCCTGGCGGTCCATGGCATAGAATGGCTTTCCGAACATCGTGCAGAAATCAGAGGGCTTCCTTCTCCTGAACCCCGCGTCCAGCCGGGCGTTAAACGCCCCCCACCTATGCTTCGGTCTCGGATACAACACCTCATTCGAGTGCACAAACATTTCACACCGCCTTTCTATACTACCGATCAATATATGGCTATTTTCTCACCCTTGGGCCGGAAAAATAAAAATTTCATCAAGACGAGCGGTGTCCAGTTACGGACTCACCCCGCCGCGGGTCCCATAATGCCGAGGGTGGTACCCCGGGGGTCGCGATATTATCGGACAGGAGCGTTATCGGACGTCGTCATCCCTCGCGTACAGGGCAGGACCGATAACGACATAGGCCCGATAATAGCCCCATTTGCAGCGATTTTTAGGCGTATTTGCACATTTTGTTTGCATACTCACCCACTGTTACGCAGACTTAGGGTAGCCAATTGTACTCTTAAGAATCTGAAAGGGGTTACACCATGGACTCATTAGACCACTGTGCTGAAATGGACAAACTAGGGCCATTAAGTGAATCCAGCCGAGTAGCCATATTGAGCGAACATTGTCATACGGACGTTGAGGACTGGGACGCCACAAAGGGCATGACTTGGGTAGAGTTCTACAAATGGCTGGGATACTGATCATGGACGCATTAGAACGAGCAATGGTGCTGGACATGTGCGGAACACCCCGCACTGCTCAGCGGAACGCGGCGATCTTGGCAGAACACCAACTGATCGACAGATACGACGAGACACCCGACATGAGTTGGGTGGAACTCTACCGATGGCTGGGATATTAGGATGAGCATCTACTTCAAGTACAGGGCATCGGACTGGCCCGGCATCATTGTACTTGCCATCGCTGCGTTCGTTGCCCTGTGCTGACCGTAACATAGGGTAGGAGCCACGATCTTCAGAAATCGGGTATTGGGTGGCCAATTAGATTATAGGGCCTTGTGCGGCATATGTGGAATCGGTGACTGAAGGTCAATTACCCCTCTGCTTAGGTGCTAGCCTAACAATGTTGGGGCCCGGACAACAATGTTTCCCTCGGCTAACATGTCACACGCTTAGACTTCAAGGTAGGAGTATTCGCCATTATTGGGCCAGAAACGCTACGTTACTTAAGCTAGGTGAACACTTAAACTAAGCTCCACTAAGCATTTATAATCAGGCTACCTGACTAAGGCGAGTGACGAGTATTGGTTTTTACATTGTTCTCTATAGGGAATACACATATACGTAAACCTATTACATATACGTTACCTATATACTTTCTCCCCTATAGTCTAATAGAGAAACAAGTACTTATCACTAGACTTGAAATGCTAAACACTTACTGCATAAACACTTACAACATAATAATTCAAGTAATGTAGCGTTTTTGACCCCTTAAGGGCTTTATTTACATTACTAGTCGTGACATTTAGGTGTTTGCATCTCGTGTATTCATTGGGTATGCTTAAAATAAACGAAAGGGAATACATCAATTGACGCTGGCTCAGGCGGTGTTGACCATCTAAAATCATAGGAGACTTTATGCGTATTATAAAATGCAGTAAATGCGGGGGGCAACTTCCCCTCGCCACACACAGCCAAGAGACGTTAAAGGCCGGCGAGAAGTACTTGTGTAGGAGGTGCCTTGATAAAATTGCGCGATCGTCCTCTACAGCGTCGCATCAACACGCTGTAGCTTGCGGCTGGACGGGAGATCCAGCCTGTTAATTATGGATCGACGAGTAGCAAAAACAATGGCACGCCACGGAAGGCATTGTCGTGTATGTTTTGAGCAGGAGGATTAGTCATGCGAGGACCACTCTACAACTATGAGACGCAAGAACGAACCGTACTGGACACGGACAGGGACAAGCGCATCATGCTTGACCCCACACGCAAAGGGGCTGTGATTATGGAAACACCCACGGGATTGTGGTATAGTTGGATGACGGGAACGGACCAGTACAAGAACATATCGGTTTAGCAGCAACAACATTTGCACTGTCACAATCTGTTGCGTATACTTAAGCCAGAAGCCGAATGGATTCGCCGAACTAGGACCACGAGTCACTAGGGCACGCCACGGAAGGCATTGTCGAAAGGGGGAGACTACCATGTTGTACAACGGCGATTGTAATATTGAGTACGGCGGATCATACATTGACCTGTCCAGTTGGGAGGATGAATATTGTGAATGTGTCCAGGTTACTGACCTGGACTCGGGGTGTGGAGCCGATGGGATGGTCATGATTGAACACGTCGTCATCCTATTGTACAAGGGTCGTTGGAAATCGGCATTGGACTGCTGTGGCCTCACAACATCCGACCTATTGTCCATGGACTCAGACGCGAGAAAACATTGTCTGGCCGATTGTCTCCTGTCCTGTGGTCATTTTGATCCAGAAATTTGCATCCCTGCCGAGATTATTCAAGCGGAAGATTACCCGATGGAATGTGAAGGATTTACGGCGACCAAACGAATAAGTAAAGGCGACTTACGTGGATACATAGAGGCAGTACATGTAACCGACTAATTCGCGTATGTTTTAGACAGGAGACACCGTGGAACACACACGAATCTTATCATTAGGTGCTGGCGTACAAAGTTCTACATTGGCACTAATGGCTGCCACTGGCGAGACCGAACATCGTTTAGATGCGGCTATATTCGCGGACACGCAAGCCGAGCCACAGAGTGTGTATAAATGGCTCGGCTGGCTTGTTGGTGAAATCCAACGCAGTAAGTATCCCTACCCGGTTATTCAGGTAACCAAAGGGAGTTTGACCGATATGGCATTGCTGTTGCGTGACCGGCCTGATCGAGAGGGTCAATGGACAAAATCCCTTATACCCTGTTTCACGCTTGAACCCAACGGTAAAAAGGGCCATATGCAACGGGCTTGCACATATGACTATAAAGTACGAGAACTCATAAAAGCACAACGCCGAATTGGGGGCATAAAACGGGGGCAAAAAACGGTGGGTGTGATAGGCTGGATCGGAATATCCACAGATGAAAGTCACCGAATGAAGCCTAGCCGAGAGCCGTGGTGTGAGCATGAATGGCCATTGATAGATATGGGTATATCCCGGCAGGATTGCTTCCGATGGATGAAGAATCACGGTTACCCGAAGCCGCCGCGGTCGGCCTGCGTGTATTGCCCGTATCACGACGATACGGAATGGCTGAGGTTGAAGACTGATGAACCAGTTGAATTCGCTAAGGCCGTGCAATTCGAGAAAGATTTGCAGAACACTAAGGCACAGACCGACAATATGCGGGGTGTCCCGTATCTGCATAGTTCCCGCGTTCCATTGGACACCATCGATTTTAAAGCGAACCTACAAAATTCTCATCCTGATCTTTTCGGGAATGAATGTGAAGGGCTATGCGGAGTTTAATGCACCATGAAACATCTACTAGCAGATATGGCCGTAGAGATGGGACCGATCATCGGACTAGCAATATGGGCGTACGCAGCAATGTGCTAACGGAACGATGAAAAGACCACAAGGTGACGTAGACCTAGTTTACCCTGAACAAAGAGGGTAGACACCGAAAATCTTGTGGTCTTTCCAGTTTTTCGTCAATTCATCTACTCGAAAGGAGACTGATAATTCGAACAACACAACGCAAGTATAAAATAAAGATTCCCAATGCTCTGAAGAAGAGACTTGACGCTCTGATGGCCAATGATGTCGCGTATGGCCTAGATAGTTTTGATACACTAGCGGCCAAGAGAGGGGCGGCCATAACGTGCCACAATAGGCTCACACGTGGCGAGCTTGGGAACAACAAAAGCATGATACGAGCCACAGCCGCAAGGATCGGTCAGCTCAATGATGTTTGGGAGGGCTTAAAACTTAAGCCCAAACCTGTCAAGAAGCCCAAGCCCGGGAGAAAGAGCGTCTGGCAACAATCTGTAGATTCTTTCATAAAAAGCCGAGATTTCGTTTGACAAACGATAGTTTTGCTTGTATACTATAAGTGTAAGGTTTGGAAGCACGTTTAAAAAAAAAAACTGAATAAGTATCCTAGGAATTCTGACACGCCACTAGGATGGTGGCAACGGCAAAGCCTGTCAACAGCCGATACTGATATCGGTTACATGGTATGCGAGAGCCTAGGTGGGAACAGACACCGTAGAGACACGATCCCGCAGCAGCAAGAAGTCCAACGTGAGGCACTGGCAGGCCGGATGGCCAACAATTCACCCAGGGGTCGTCTCTCTGCGATGTCACCCAGAGAGTATCGATTCCGATACCGCGGCATGGTGATACGTGCTCGTAACTCAAACACCGATGAGACCAGTGACAGAAAGGCTCTAAGCTGTGTGTCGCCGCAAGGTGACCGGCGTCCCACATGTGGGACGCTGCACGGTGTCGGAATCGATACTCTCTTAGAGCCGGGGCGGAACTACTTTACAACCCTTATTATCGGAGATGTTGCCATGAATGACAGTAGGCCCGAGGGACGCGTGGCTATCGCGTGTCACTATCTCGTTAACGCCAAAATGTGCAAGGCTACTGCTGTACTTGACGCACAGGAACGAATGTACATTTTGCCGCGTGAAATCTGGGAAAAAGCAGAGAAACGACTCGCCGATTCTGATACTGTAATCGGTGTGTGACATAAACCGGGCGGCAAGTCGTAAGGACCATAGCCCGTAAGCCCCTGAAAAGGCTGTAGAGCTACTGGCATTCTGTCGCCCGGTTTATGTCACATAAACTAATTTCTTCTAGGGGACCCAATAATGAGAAAGAATGATCTGGAAACGGGATTCATAATTGAGTATAGGTACGGTGATAGGCGTGTTGTCATAAACGATGAGTTGTGGGGCGTTTGGCCCTCGTTTTCCAAACTCGTTAAGTACCACGACGACTTGACTAATATCGATATTGTAGAATTAGACATTGTAAAGGTGTGGAAAAGGACGCGGCAATTGCCAGAAGATATCTCGGAAATCGGAAACCCAGACTGGACACGTGAGCCCAAAATCGAACTCCGCGTCAACGGGCACACGGTCGAGCTATCCGAAGGGTCGGAGTCCAGTATTCGCAGGGTACTGTGATGAATATGGAAAAACTAACTGTAAAGGTCATCAGTGGAAAAAGTGACCGACGAATGATAGTTACCCACTGGCGTGATAAGAGCGGCGTTAAACGCTCGGAGACGTTGCATCAACGGCACAACAATGAATCGCACAAATGGTATAGCAAACACGGCGGAGGCATGGACTAATGTTTGAGGCTACCTACTATATTAGTGACGATGGGCAAAGGATGCCCATCAACAACATGGCAAAAATCATGTGCAAGATTGCCAGAACGGCCTATGTGACCGATGAAACGATAGCGTACTCTGCACGCATAAACGTGAAGTGGAAACATGTACTAAAACTGAAAGGAGATTAATGTGCGTGACTATGACGAGAATTTCGATCCCTCGCGGGACACGGGTGAACTAGCCCCGGACGGCGTGAAGGATACATCGTTTGATCCAGAACACGCTGATCCAAACGGGGTTTGTATTGATCCTGAAACTGGAAAGGTGACCGACGCGGTAACTGGTGAACGCAAGCCAGAGCTTGACAGTGACCCGTGGCCTGATGGAGCACCCGAAACTGGCGTGGATATCGGCCCGCAACGCGACTGTTGGGAGTCTTGCGATAAGACGGGAAAGCATAAAGCCCAGGAACGCATAGAGGAACTGGAGAACCAGATAGCCATGGTTGAGCGTAATCTGGATGCGGAGAATTACAGCCATAAACAGGAGGTGGAACGACATAAACGGTCGCTCCGGGCATACCGCCTTGCAACCGAGACATTATCTGCACGCATAGACGAGTTGGAAAAATATTGATCGGAGCTAATCATGATGGTTCATGAAAAGATACCGTTTTTGAGTAATGAAACGATTCATAACATCGCGTCATACAAGGGCGACCTGCAACAGTACCGATTGGAACTTGTGCGGGATCGGGACGAGCTTCAAAACAAGATAGACTGGGCAGATGACCAGATAAACAGTTGCGGACAACTGTTGAAGATTGTACCCTAAGCATGAATACTGTATGTGGAGACAACTAATGAGGCTACAAGTAGTGAGTGAGCACAACGAATATGAATGCCCAAACTGCGACAATTACCCGCTTTCTACGGTGTTCGAGAACAGGTCGGGAACGCGGTATGTCATAGCGAAATGCTCCGACGGGCACTGTTGGGTGGTCTTGGGGACGACAAGCGACGATACACCATTCACTCTGAGGGTGTATGGAACTAAGGTTCTGAACGACCTGCGAAAAATCGGAAGCCTGGAAGACATTGAATGAACAAGTACATCATATCTGCGGAATTCGTGAAAGGACAAGTAATGAAATACAACGCATTACAGCTCATGAAGGCCCTTGATTTACTAATCGACGATGGCGGCTTTCTGAACGATACATCCATGTGCACCTACGGGTCTTACCGGGCTCTCCAAGGCACGATTAACGGGGTGCAAGATAATGAGAGTGGCGAATCTGGAGAACAGACCATTGACCCAATTACTCTGGAGGTGAGCGATGGAACGGATAGTGAAGATCTTGGTGGAGCGTGACAACATGTCTGAAGAGGATGCCAGAGAGAAGTTCTCTGAGGCCAAGTATGAGCTAAACCTGCTGCTTATAACGGGCGGCATCCTGGACACAGACACCTTCTGCGAGGAGCACTTCGGACTGGAGCCTGACTATCTGAATGACCTTCTAATGCCGGGCAGCGGGCAGCGTGTGCAATGATCACCCGGTTCAAGTTCAGGAAGGCGATGGGAGAGTGGCCCAAGTATGATGACATGGGGCGGGTGAACTGCATCAAGGAGGGTAGTAGGCACACATACTGTGGATGGTGTAAAGAATGCGATAAACCACGCATGCAATGCGGTTGCAGGAGAAAAAAGAAATGAAACAGTATAAACTATTGAATCAAGACAGGACATCACACGGCGGGATGAAGTGGCCTATTGGCACGTGGAACGAGGCCGTTGGTGGCGGCGGTTTATGTAGCGGCGGATACCTTCACAGCTACGACGATCCGTATCTCGCTATTGTCATGAATCCTATACACGCCAATATATGCGATCCTATCGTGTGCGAGGTTAAGGCGCAGGGAGCGTCGCTAAACGACAATGGTTTGAAAAGAGGGCACAAACACATGAAGGTGATAAGAGACCTTCATGGTATAAGAGTATCCACAAATCAGCGGGTTAGGTTTGCTATACTTTGTTCCCTAGAAGTTGACCAAAGCGAAGACTATGTTTCGTGGTCTAGCGACTGGTTAAGTGGAAAAGACACGGCACCAGCAGCAAGGGCAGCAAGGGCAGCAAGGGCAGAGGCAGCAGCAGCAGCAGAAGCAGCAGCAGCAGCACCGTGGGCAAGGGCAGCAAGGGCAGCAGCAGAGGCAGCAGCGTGGGCAGCAGAGGCAGCAGCGTGGGCAGCAGCAGCAGCAGCAGCAGAAGGACGCGGAATTGACCTGGTTAAATTAATAAACAAAGTTACCGCGTTGTAAGAAAGGAAAGTGACGTGAGTTATGACGAAGAACGGCAATGTGATAATAGACGACTATGACGCCGACGAAGTGACATTGATAGTTGGGATCTGCGGCAGTTATCCCTTCATAACGAATCAGTGGAATGATAGCGGGATAATCCTATGAGTAAACCAAGTTCAAGCAGTGGCAGTATCGGATTTTGCGGGCTGCTAACAGTGGTCTTCATAACCCTAAAGTTATGCAGCGTGATCACATGGTCCTGGTGGTGGGTGACAGCTCCGCTATGGATCGGCATCGTACTGCCGGGTGCGATACTTTTTTTCGTCTTTGTCGGGGCTCTGTTGTACTTTATGTGCAAGAAGGGGAAGTAATGAAATATAGAGTAGAGCTAGAGGTGGCAGACCACCTGATTCAGGATGGGTTCGAGATGACCGAGGACATACTGCACATGGGTCTGCAGATGACAGTCCAAAAACTGGGAGATCGTAATCACGTCGTGTGTCCAGAGGATGTTAAAGCCACCATCATACAAGAGGTCAGGTTTAGATCGAACATAGAGAACTTTATGTGGGAGTGTTGCGACGTTCGGTCAGACTATTGGGTCGAGTCTTCCAGGCTGTTCAGAATATGGTGCACCTTCCGGTCTGACTATAAGGGTGGTTTGTCATCGGGTAGATTCGGCAGACTAATCAGCGGTCGGTTCCCGCACATCACGTGGGCACGCAAGTGGGTCGAGGGCAAGCAGATATCCATTTACAGGGGTGTGCGACTGCGAGACATTTATGTGGGGGTGGTGAGCGATGAAATTGTATGACAGTGTAAGATTCCTAAAAGGAGTAGGGCCCAAGAGAATAGAAGCCTTAAGAGAGCTTGGGTTGGATACCATACAGGACCTATTGAGATATTACCCTCGGGAATGGGTATTCGCGAGACAGACGACACCTATAGGTGCAGGTGTAGGGGACACAGTCATACTGACAGGAAAGTTGTCTAATCCCATAACTCGGGGTGGGGCAGTGAGGGCATCGATCACTGCCAACGACGACAGCGTCATGAGTCTGATATGGTTCAATTCACCGTACCTTATGAAGGCGTTGCGGGGACATCCGACTGTCACAGTATGGGGGAAGGTAACCGAGTACACTGGGCTAGATCAGATGGTATCCCCCCGATGGAAGAAGGGAGAGGCCGGTGACCTTGGGCAGACAGCGATGGCTGTCTACCCGGCTAGTGCCAAGGCAAGCAGTGAGTTCATAGCCAAGCTGATGAGACAGGTGTTGGCCAAACGCGGAGAGTTGGGTCTGAGCCCCGAGCTAATGTGTGCATACGGATGGATACACACGCCAAAGGACAAGAGGATGCTCAGCGATGGCAAGCAGGCGTTAAAGCGTGACGAGCTGGTGCGTCTATTCGAGGGAAACAAGAAGGATCGGGCACTGATACATGGTGGTTATCAGACGATTGGTATGGGCTACGGTGCGAATAGCGAATCAACTCGATGCTTACGACACTTCAGAGATTCACTGCCCTTTACGCTCACCACTGGCCAACTGACAGCATTCGCCGAAGTGTTCCATGACCTTGACCTGAACACCCCCATGTACCGTCTGTTGCAAGGTGACGTTGGGTGTGGGAAGACGGTGGTGGCAGTGGGTGCATCAGTGGCCGTGGCCAATGCAGGGTACCAGACCATCGTACTATGCCCGACGCAGGTGCTGGCTCGGCAACACTATCGCAAGTGGCGAGAATATATCGGTGACTGCGGGTATGGCGTTGGGCTGGTGACATCGGGATACAGTAGTGGACATTGCCACAAACGAGATGTGATTGTCGCTACTACATCGGCTTTGTCTGATAGGATAACATTCGACCGACTTGGCCTCCTCATCATCGACGAGGAGCAGAAGTTCGGTCGTGACCAGAAGGAACTGCTGGTGAAGAGATATCCGGGCATCCACCGGCTGTACATGACAGCAACACCGATACCCCAGGTCCTGTGCATGACAGCGTTCGGTGACCTAGACGTGACAACGATCAAGACGATGCCCTCTAAGAGGAAGATGAGATTCACCCACCTAGTGTACCCGCAGCGGGTAGACGAGATGTTTACAGAGAACGAGTGTCGCATGTCAGAGGGCGACAGGATGTACGTGGTGTTCCCCCGCATAGAGGGACCAGGTGGGCTGAACGAGGCATGCCAGGGACTATCGTTAAAGCACAGGCACAGTAACGGTATAGCTGTACTGGCTGGTAGTCAGACCACTGAGTTGAATGAGCATGAGATGGACATGTTCAAGACAGGCGAGTGCAACATTCTGTTCTGTACCTCCATGGTGGAGGTAGGAGTAGACGTGCCCGAGGCCAACATCATGGTCATTCACGAGGCACACATGTTCGGCTTATCCCAGCTACATCAGTTGCGAGGACGCATCGGTCGGGGTGATCGGCCATCGGTGTGTTATCTCATGGCCAACACTGACGAGCCCGCTGCACTGGAGAAACTGCAGTACCTAGTTGAACATGACGACGGCTTCGAGATAGCACAGCAAGACCTGGCGATGCGCGGACCGGGTGAACTGGTGGGTGAGCGCCAAAGTGGGCTCTCAGAGTTGAAGTTGGTGGATCTCGTATCTGATTTTGATCTAATAAAAGAAGTAAGGAAAGAGGTGATGAATGTCAGCCAAGGGTGAGGTCGAATCCGGGGGCGGGTTCGCACCATTGACCAGGGCAGGTATCCGTATCAACAGTCGAAAGAATGCGATTATGGCCTCCTTGTCAAAAGATATGAAATCGGTCACTAATGCGTTGATAGTTTGTCATCGTTCATTCGATGCGGGCAAAAACAAGATGTCCGATGTCGAACAGACAATGTGGTTGCTTGTTTTTAGATCTGCCGAAGTAGGGGTAGGTGCAATGTTCAATCAAGTTAAGGAGTCGGCAGCTCTGCATAGAGATATCGGCAGGGAGATTGACGAGAATGAAGTATGGAGAAAATAACCAAAAATATGGGCATCCTCATTGGCAAGGTGCATCACGAGCACGAAGGAAAGTCGGTCGAAGTGGCGGCCAGAGAGATGAACATCAGCACACCGACAGCGTACCGTATGCTTGAGAAGGCAGAGAAGATAGCCCCGTACCTATTCCCAATACTGTCACGCAAAAAGGCACACATTCTTCAGCTATACATGATGGAAAATATGAGGATCTATGACATAGCAGAGGTAACGGGCGTGTCCTGCAGCACAGTAAAGGATCATCTTAGGGCACTGCGTAAGAAGGGGCTAATCCCCAAGCATGATCGTAAACCCATGTTATCGTATGACAGTACCATGGACGGGGAAGTGACACGCAAATGGTAATAGAAAGGAAAAATGTGACCACGAAAGAGGTAAACCCCAAGGACGCGGTGGGGGCGCGCAAGGCACCAATGAGTACAGTGCCGTCTCGTGTCATGCTTGAAATTGGGCTTGCAATGTTGGAGGGATCTGCAAAATATGGGCGACATAACTACCGTGTCGCCGGTGTGCTCGCGTCGGTGTATTACGACGCAGCAATCGGTCACATAATGAGTTGGTGGGAAGGCGAGGACATCGACCCGGACAGCGGCCTACCTCATATTATCAAAGCCATGGCAACTTTAGCCGTGCTGCGCGACGGTCAACACATGGAAAACTGGGTAGATGATAGACCTCCACAGTTACCTGGCAATCTTAACAAGCCCGGTCTAAGCGTATTAGCCGGAGAAATACTAGATAGGTGCTCTGCGAGAGTTGAACCATTTACACAAAGGATACTAGACGATGCAAGATCCGAAAAGCAAGAGACCAGATAAGCCAGTAGTGTACATTGCAAGCCCTTATACGAGGGGAGACCAGGCTTTGAATGTGAGAGCGTCCTGTAAGGTGTGGGATGAGTTGTTGACCGATGGGGTTGTGTGGCCGGTGACGCCTTTATGGACCCACTTCCAACACATGATGTTCCCTCGGGGGTACCGGGATTGGATGAATGCGGACGAGGCCATGTTCTCCTTGTATGACGCCCTCCTGCGAATACCTGCGATTTGCACCGAACTGAACTATGAGCAAACAGAGTCGAGAGGGGCCGATGAGGAGGAAAAGTGGTTCCGAGCGGCGGACAAACCAGTATTTTATAATAAGGAAGACCTCTACACCTGGGTTCACCAACACTTCACCACCGTCCTAAAAGGATACAACAAATGAAAGTATTAGCCGTTGGAGATCCACATGAGGATGCTACGCATCCGGCCTATCGGGCATGGATGCGATGGCTGCACAACAAGTACAAGTGCAACAAGACCGTGATCATCGGTGATGTCGTGGACCACCACAACATCAGCTTCCATGAGCGTGATCCCGATTGTCCTGGTCCCAGTGAGGAATACAAGCGGACCAGGAAAAAAGTTCGACTGTGGCATAAGGACTTTCCCAAAGCGTGGGTCACTATCGGCAACCATGATGAGCGGGTGGTTCGATTGGCCAAGAGCGTAAACATTACAACCCCGTATCTTGGCGACTACAACAAGGTGTGGGATACGCCGACCTGGAAGTGGGTCAATGACGTAAAGATTGATGATGTGTACTACTTCCACGGCACTGGCTGCTCGGGTATTCACCCTGCATATAACGCCACGAAGGCCATGCTCATGTCCACGGTGATGGGCCACTGTCACTCAGCATCCGGTATTAAGTGGGCGTGCAACCCAGACAAGAGAATCTTCGCGATGGATACGGGATGCGGCATCGACGTCAAGGCACCGCAGTTTAACTACAGCAGGTACTACAAGAAACGACCAGTTCTATCGGCTGGCGTGATCTTAGATGGCACACCGCAACACTTCATCATGCCGTGTGGTGTTGGGGAGAGGTGGCACCGGTCACGATTTGAAAGGAAACGTGGTTAGTTATGAGTAAGTGCGATGAGTGCAAGAAAAATGAGGGGACTATAGCTTTGTCGACAGGGGAATACCTCAGTTGTCCTGCGTTACTGTGTGAAGCATGCTTCTTTGGAGACAATGACGATGATAAAAAAGAGTAAGTTCGCCGAACGCAAGCACCACCAGGTGATGAGGAAATTGCGTGATGAGTTGGACGGTGTATTCGGTTCAGCCTTGAATCTTCCGTTTATTAAAGGCCATACTCAGTGTGAAGAGTTCGTTCGCAAATATATCTTCGCATACGGGTCCAGGGATCAGTCTCGTCTGCCCTATGTGTCCGACGGCATTGGTTCCAGGTCACGCATCAAGGCTCAGTGCCTGGGTGCTGAGCTGTCTTGTATGATCACCGCCATCTGGAGGTACGACGACACTCCGACTGACCCCGCCATGGAGGAGATACGTGACCTGTTCGAGTACTTCGATCAGCTCGTGCGTGATCGTGATACTATTAGGGTAGCGCTAATGCCGCTATGCCGGTATCGTCTGGTCAACAACCGCATACAGAATAGCAACAAGATGGTTGAGGGTAAAACCGATGCGGAGTTGAAGGCCATGGCTGATAAGTATGCGGCGGAGGATACCGATGAGATTGAAGACGATACAAGCTCTGAATAAGATTAAGTATCCGACTGATGTGTTGATGTTGGACTTCGAGGCCAGATTCGGCAAGCGTTTTGAGATGGGCTTCGAGTACCAGTCCAACATAGAGTACATTCGGCATCCAGAGTGGGAGTTCTTGGGGTGCGGGTTTCAGTTGATGACCCCTCGACGCAATCATGAGACATATGTCATAAATGGACCGGACATTTCCCAGCATCTTTTGGGGCTTTTTTATAAATACGGCAGAAAATTTGAACGCGTCACTGTCGTGGCCAAAAACGCCAAGTTCGACATGATGATACTTCAGCATCACTACGGTATCGTTCCCGAGTATATCATCGATCTAGATGATCTGCTTAGGTTTTATGATGCGCGGATGAGCCACCACCTGAAGGACGTGTCGAAGATGGAGGGGCTGCCGGGTAAAGGTGACACCACGTCGTTCGCTAACACAACGTATAACGAGCTGATCGCATCCCCGCGTGCGCTTGATCAGTTTATCAAGTACACTAAGCGTGACATTGATAATCAGTGTGAGCTGTTCGAGAGGTACCTACCGCGAGTAGAATACACGCCGCTTGAAGCATTCATGGCGCGACATACGCTTGATCTGTACATCAACCCTCAGTTTGATATTGACCGGCCACGAGCCACCCGCATCAAGACAGGCATGACACTGCAGCTCAAGAAAATGTGTCGCGAGTACGACGCCAAGATGTTGGGTAGCCCCATCAAACTGATCACTGAGATGGGTGAGCTGCTGGCTGTGCATGATGAGCGTGTGCCACTGAAGCACTGCGACAAGAACAAGAAAGGAAAGTATCCCGACGCATCGAAGAACATGATACCGCTACTTGAAAAATATGGTGACCCGTCCGATGATGTCCCGCTGCTCAAGGCCCGACCGGCATTCGCCAAGGAAGACGATGGCTGCAAGTGGATGCAGGCACACACTGATCAAAAAGTGCGTGACCTTATGATGGCAAGAATCGGCATCAAGTCATGGCCTACCCACATTGATAAGGTGAGAGGAATACTTGACCAGTCGCAGTTCGACGGGCTGCATGTACCGCTTCACTATTATGGTGCACACACTGGGCGGTTTACCGGTGGACACGCCATCAACTTGCTCAACATGGGGGGCAAGGGTAGAATGACGCCTATTCATACCCTCATAAGCCAGGTGCGTAGCGTGCTAAAAGCTCGGAAGGGTGGGAAGCTGTCGATGGCGGACTCATGTCAGATAGAAGCAAGGATACTATCGTGGTTGGCTGGTCAACATGATCTGACCGAGGACTTCAGGAACAACGGTGACCCGTACTCTACTCTGTCATCGGACATCTTCAAGGCGAGGGTATGGAAGTGGGACGAAGACAACGACGTTGAAGAGTACGCCGGACAACAGACCATAGTTGACCTGCAGCGTGGATTCGGAAAGGATTCCATCCTTGGCGGTGGCTACGGTATGGGTGGCGCTAAGTTTCACAGCAGGTGTCTACAGAACGACAAGCTGAGGCCGTACTTCGATAGAGGTGAGTATGACCTGAAATTCTGTAAGGGCATCATCGACACGTATCGAGGCAAGTACAGGTGTATCCCCGGATTCTGGAGGAAGGTAGAGAAGGCATGGAAGGTAGCTACCCGGCATCCCGGTAATGTAATCCGTGTCCCCATACCCCGCACCAGTATCTCGTTGAAGTTTTATCACGAGAATCAATCTTTGAACAAGTACCTCAACGGTATCACCACCATTGAATTACCATCTGGTCGCAAGCTACGGTACTGCAAGGCCAGGGTAACACCAGATGGTGACCTGAAGTGGAGGTGGGGCATACTATGGGGCGGCACGATCACAGAGAACATATGCCAGGCGATAAGCCGTGACCTCATGGTGTGGTGGATAGAAAAGCTGGAGCACGCGGCAGGCTTCGACTTCAACGTAGTGCTACACTGCTACGATGACATCACAGCATCGGTACCAACAGAGAGCGCAGAGACTCACCTTGCAGAACAGATCGCAATCATGGAAACAGGGCCTGACTGGTCGCACGGCCTACCACTTGGAGCAGAAGGTAAACTTAGGGAGGTATATGCAAAATGAGCAAAGCATTGGTTGGACAATATGTATCGTTTAAGATAAACGACCAGTGGATATACGGGGAGGTACTTGACTATATGGCTACAAGTTCAGATTGGTCATTTCTAATAGCTACATATTCAGAAAAAGGCCAGAAGCTGTACACGAGAGGGCACAAGGAAGTGACGTTTGAGGACATGAGAGAGGCATGCGCGAAATGAGAATAGGCGGACGCAAGTGTAGGTCATGGCGGCTGAAGAAGAAATACAACAAGTGGTTCGATTGGTGTATAGAAGATTTACTGAAGTCTACTATTGAAGCCATTACCCCGGGGGAACTGGAAAAGATGTCCAGCTATCAGGGTTATGACTTCACCCGTTTATGGAGACACGTTAAATGAGGCGACCATCCAAAGAAGTGCGGTTCAAGCGGATAGCCGCTAAGATCCTCGGTCAAGACAAAATGACCGATGCACAAGGTGGCATGCCTACCAAGTCAGTGGTGCCGGTCGACGAGGACGCCCCCGAGTCCGAGGTAACCAAGCTGTGTAATAGCTGGCTCGAACGCCACGGCTGCGTGATGGATAGGTTGAATAACGGTGCCGGTATGCTGGGCTACAGCCGCAGTTTCCTGGCTTACGGCATCATCGGTGGTGGTGACATGGTCGGCATGCTACCATGTGGCAAACACCTGGAGGTGGAGTATAAGAAAGGGAAGGGCGGCAGGCTCAGCAGGTCACAGCTGAAACGAATGGCCCGTGTACATAGAGGCAAGGGCCTGTACATCGTAGTACATGGCGTGCCTGAACTGGAACACAAATTGAAGGGATACTTATGAAGTTTTTTCTGATAACCAGAAATGAGAATGGAGCCTGTGCTACTCAATATGAGACCAGTAAGATAAACGATGCGGTAGCCAAGCTTATACGGGATGGATATGTCGAAGACATGGTGGCATTGCGGGGTACATCGTATACTGCCCATACCCCCGAGAAATCATTCAAGGTGATACATGGGGTGACCGCGCACATCGAGGTAACTTCTGTGAAAGTGGAGTAACATGACAAAAAGAAATGAGCGGATCATATACCTAAGCGCGTCGGCTATCGCTGCGTTCAAGCGGTGCCCGATGTTATTCAAGGCCAAGTACATAGCGGGCATTATACCCATCGAGCGCACGGAGGGAATGCAGGCTGGTACTGACTGGGGTTCACTGCTTGAGGTAGCAGAGAGTCACGAGGGCGACGACTGTCCACGGTGTGCTCCGTTCGAGGGCACCAACGAGAACTGTCTGATATGTGGCGGCACCAGGAAGGTAGACGACGACGCCATGACCGTTGTGTCCAGGCTACTCGAAGCGTCATACCCCATGGCTCACGAGGATGAGAAACAGGCACAGATGAAGTCCAAGTTGTACATGTCCATCGCTGCTTATATGTGGCACTGGGATGTGAACAATCCCGAGTACGATGTGCTGGCTACCGAGGTTCCCTTTGACATAAAGATCCTTGACCCGGAGACAGGTAGCCCATGCCGCGACGGACGAGTGCGCGGAAAACTTGACCGGTTGATCAGGATCAAGGAGAGCGGGACTATTGCGGTGCTGGAGTCCAAGTCAACTGACAGTGCCATAGACGACGGCAGCGGGTACTGGGACCACATGGACCTGGATACACAGACCTTGTTGTACCCCTATGCTATGTGGAGGTTGCAACAGACTGGTGAACTTGAACGATACGGCATCAAGAAGGATGACCCGATTGCAACCACCGTATTGTACGACGTGTGGCATAAACCAGGTATTAAGATGAAGAAGCTCAGTATGGCTGAGAGCAAGAGAATATTGGAAGACGAAGAGTACGTCGGGGAAGGTGTTAGCATCGCGGGCCTGAAAATTGTAGAGGAAGTCAAAGGGAAGGGAAAGCCAAAGAGATTCCTCCGCCCCATTGAGAATGATATGCCCAGGATAGATGGCGTACCTGTGACGCTGGTGCCCAACGTCAATGGAGACGACAATGCTATTTATGAAAACGAGGTACTGTACGGTGCACGAGTATTCGGTGACATCACCGCAGACCCGGACAAATACTTTGCTAGGCGTGAGATCAGTAGGACGATCGATGACATGGCCGCGTTCGAGGGCCAGCTGTTCTCCATCTACAGGGTCATACTAGACTTGAGACGTACCGACCACTGGTGGCAAGACGAGCGGGCGTGTAAACCCAAGGGTACATACACCTGTCCCATGATTGCCTACTGTTGGCACAGGGAACCGATTACAAGTGACAACATACTCGATGGATTCGAGTGTAAATGGGAGAAAGACGATGATGTATCCGGAGGAGAATAAATTTGATCGTTTCTTTGACATAGTTCTTCGTACCCACCACGTCCTAGAAAGGATGGGGATAATAACTGGGAATATGGCTGAGGAATTAGGCACGCATATGGACGAGATGAACGAAGCGTTCATGGAACTTGTAAGTAGAGTTGAAAATCATGAGGAGAAAGCCAGTGAAAAAGTTCAAACCGAAACCTAGGCCAGGCGCCAGGACACCACCCATCTTTTCGATAACTCAATTCTCCAAGGAGAACAACGGCGAGAAGATCGGGGTATACGCTCCGACGGGCATGGGTAAGTCAACGCTGGCTAGTATGCTGCCCGACTGTGTGTTCATCCAACCCGATGAAGGGCTTTCCGACTTGGTCAATCCTTTGACTGGTGAACAACCCGATATCATAAGCGGTATCGAGACGTTCGAGCATCTACGTCTGGCACTACAGGATGTCCCGCTGTTCGAGAATAAGAAGAATATCATCATCGACACCATCACCTTCGTTCAGAGCATGGCCGAGTCGCACGTTATTGCCAATGTCAAGCATGAGCACGGTAAGAAGATCGAGAGTATCGAAGACTATGGCTTTGGTAAGGGCTACAAGCATGTGTACGATGCGATGAACCTGCTCAAGGGTGACCTTGATGTTCTGGTGCGACAGAACAAGAACGTCGTATTGCTGGCCCAGTTGGTCAATATAACCAAAATCGACACCACCTTTGGCTCTTACCTGTACGCTCAGCCTGAACTATATGACAAGCAAAGCGCACCAGTGGTCGGCTTATTCAATGCCTGGGCCAACTTCGTATTCAAGCTGGACTATGAGCAGGTGAAGATCGAAGGCAAGATCGGCGTTACATCAGGTACCCGTGCCCTGTTCACACAACCGGAGTTCTCTTATCAGGCCAAGTCCCGAGGGCGGCTGCTGAAAGGGTACCCGGTTGTTGCGTTCGCAGAGGAGAGTGACGATTCGATATGGAGACTATTGTTCCCGGAGTATTATAGTGACGAATAAGATAGGCCGCAATGAACCGTGTCCGTGCAAGAGTGGGCTGAAACTGAAGAGGTGCCACGGTGATGTTGTCTTGCAGAACATTGCCAAGGAAGCAACACAGACTATCATGGGCTTGCACATAGCCGAGCGCCACTTAGAGGCCGGGTTAGTGGAAGCCGATGATCAGTCGTATGTTACTGGTGTCAAGGCCCTGGCCGATAAACTGGCCGGGCTAGTACCCGAAACCATCGAGATCAATCAGGTTGTGGTAGAGCCACCTGTGTCAGTGGTCAATAAGCTGGCTGAGAAAGAAGCAGCGGGTGGTGATAATCTGAGTGAACTACAAGATGACCTTGCGCCGTGCCCCAAGTGTGGCGTTTGGCTACCCAATGACATGAAATGTTTCAAATGTGAAAGGATCAAAAAAAATGCCTGAAAAACTATCAAGCGACGGAACCTATAAGGCTAGGGCCACTGAATGGGGTGTCGCCGAGTCAAGTACTGGCCTGCCCCAGTATTTCCTAGATTTCATCATCCACGCAAAGTGGAACCCCGACACTGAAGAGTGGGAAGACTATACTGAGATGGATGAGTCACACTCTGGTTTCTTCTGCCTGCGTGGCAAGAAGGATCAAGAGCTGCGCATCTGCAAACAGATCGCCAAGATTTTCGGATGGGAGGGACCTTCCTTCTCAGAGCTGGCTCGGATCGACGTAAGTGAGGTCGAGTTTCAAGTCCGCATTGAAGAGAATAATAACCCCGACTATGCCGACAAGCATCCGTTCAAAGTGGAGTGGTTGGACCTAGCTGATGCCATCCCGGGATCGGGTGTTGTCGTGCTGGATGACAGTGGTCTCGCTGCCTTGGATAAGAAGTATGCCCTCGTTTTTAAGAGGGGCGGTACGGCAGTGGCTGCCAAGTCCGCTAGCGCAAAAGCGGCACCGTCCAGGCTCAAACAGCAAGAGCCGGCACCCAAGGAACCAGTCGTAGTTAGCAAAGAACAGAAGCAGATCAACATGGCAGCCAAGGCCAAGAAAAATCGCGACGCCAAGGAGAAAGATGACAAGGATAAGTCTGACAAAGAGGGGGGAACACCGCCGGCTAGACCTCGTCCTGGTGCGAAGGACAAGACAGTAGTAACATTCTCTCCCCTTGACGGTGAAACTGCCTGGTCCGCGATTTGTGTGGCTCAGGCTGCAGCAGACATGGACGATACAGTAGCCGAGAAGATTCTTTACGACGTAGAGGTCGCAGTAATAGGCAGAGAAGACTTCGACGACAACGCCTTCACGGATGAGCAGTGGGGTGAGATAGCAGTACGCACCATCGCCGAGATCCAGTCCGCTAGTTAACTGCAACAATGGGTGAGGTGTAGCCGTAAAATCGTCAGACGTGTGCGATCTGACCATCTCACCCATAACTTTTACGGTGCAACATGAAAACCCTTACTCAATTATTTGAGGCATGCCGAGACAACATGACGTCGGGCTTGTACCGCGCCTTTGCGGAGGAGCTTGGCATCATCGCCACGCCTCTCGAAACACTAGACGTCGGATACCTCCCTGTCAGCATGAAGAACGGCGAGCCCCATACTGAGAATGCGTGGATACTGCCTGAACGCAACGCCAAGGGTGAAGTTGTAGGTCTAATGCGGCGGTTCCAGAATGGACAGAAGTTCTGTGTGACAGGCTCTAAGCATGGTCTCTACTACGCATTTAATACTGACAGCAATCAGACAGTGAAACGGTACAATCCCGGCAACCATGGATGGATGCGCGTGGATGATCGAGACTATCCCAGCAACAAGGACGGCTGCCCTCTATGCGGAAAGAAAAAGGGGTGCATGGTCAGCAGGGATGACCCGGACAGCCCGCCAGCTGTGATGTGTATCACTAACAAGAGCAAACGTCAGTTTTCTCTGGGATGGCTACATATACTTGACAAGGAACGAAATCTCGGCGGCTTCAATCATGTGATGAAGATAGAAGATGATCAGCCGATCTTGATTGTCGAAGGATTCTCTGATACTGCAGCTGCTATGAGCATAGGGCTCAATGCAATTGGTAAGCCCGGCAACATAGCGGGTAACCAAATGCTGAAGGACATGCCGTTAACTGGTCGTGCGGTGTACCTCATCGGTGAAAATGATGCTGGGTTCAACAAGAAAGGGCAGCGGCAACACCCGGGCAAGGATGGCATGGACAGCACATACGTTGCTCTGCGTGAGATGTGCAAGGTTACACGAGTATATCCACCGGAGGGTGTTAAGGACATGCGTGAGTGGGTAACTGGTGGTCTGACTAGGGAAGAATTCTTGACCTACGTGGAGGAACACGGCCTGGTAGATGACGGGGTAGGCGACCACATACTGGATAGTGACCAGGCCCTGGACATTGCCAGTCGATTCCTTAAAGAGGAGTTCAACAAGGGCGGGTCATTGTCACTGCGCCTGTATAACAAGGACTGGTACGAATGGAACGGCAAGCATTATGCGTGGCTGTCCTCGGATGTTCTACACGGCGAGCTGTATAAATTTCTCACCGGGAAGCAGTATATACACAGAGACCCAAACGGTGGGGAGAAGGTATTGCCATACAAAGCTCAACGATCTAAAGTTGGGGACATTATAGCCACCTTCAATAAATGGTGCCTCGTGACACATGACCCTCCAGTGTGGGTACCCGGCAGCAACGGTATACCACCTAACAACCTCATCATGTTCAACAACGGCGCCCTGGACATAGACGACTATGTAAATCATGGTAGGGTCACGCTACATCTGCCGTCGCCCGAGTTATTCTCATTGACCTGTTGCCCTTATGACTTTGACCCAGACGCTAGGTCCGAGTTCGTTGAAGACTTCATGTCTGAGACGTTCGATGACTCAGAGAGTGTGAGCTTGGTGTGGGAGTGGATAGGCTACATGATGACAACCGATATCGGTTTCGAGAAGATAATGCTGTTGCATGGTGCTCCTCGATCTGGCAAGGGAACCATACTTGACATGTGGGCAGGCATGATGGGCAAGGAGAACTGTAGCGCCATGACCCTAGAGCAACTTACTGGTTCCTTTGGCCTTGAGCCACTGGTCGGTAAGTTAGCTTGCATGTTCGGAGACGTACGAAATCCGCAGGCCAAGATCCTGAGCAAGGCTCTTGAGCTTATGTTGCAGGTGGCGGGTGGTGACTCTGTACCTGTCAATCGTAAAGGCATAGCTATTTCACCACGGGTACAGTTGATGATTCGGTTTTGTATGGCGATGAATGAACTGCCCGCTTTCCTTGACCACTCACGGGCTATGGAGTCAAGACTCTTGATACTCAACTTCCCGCGTGGCCATGTTTACGACAGTGACCCCCTTATAAAACAGGAGGTAGTCAGAGAGGCAGAGACCGGATCGCTCATAAACTATGCCTTGGAAGGGCTGCGACGTTTGCGCGCCAATCGCAAGTTCACTGACCCGCCATCATCCAAGCCGGTCATGGATCAGTTCAGAACAATAGCGTCTCCAGTCTCGTCGTTTACTGATGAGTGCTGCGTGGTGAATCCACATGAACATGAGGAGCTTAACAATCTGTTCAGCGCCTGGTGTACCTGGTGCAAAAACAGCGGACGCAAGGCGTTTCAACCAGAGCAGTTTGCTAAATGGCTATTGGGGCATGTGCCCCACGCTGAGAAATCTTTCAAAGACAATAATCATAGGCGCGTCACTATACTCACTGGCGTCAAGCTGAATGAGTGGGCCATTAATAATTTACTGGAGTAATCATGAAGTATTTTGATTGGTGGATAATCGCAATGCTTTCCATGTTGGGTATCATAATGATGCAGTTGCTGTATGGCGGGGTGTAACGATGAGACACTTCCTGGGTAGAGAAGATCTACTTGACATGCTTCAGACCTGTCCACTCCTAGTAGTGGACAGGTTGATGGAGGAAGGAGAGGTGGAATGCCTCGGTCACTTCAATGAGGTATGCGGCCACCACCCCGGCCCTTCGTGGTTGTTTCGCGTAACCGGCAGGAAGAAGGAATGGATTATAATGATTCATCCCCACAATGCTGGGGCAGCCTATAGTCACCTCATCGACGGCATACCGTGGGAACACTGGGCAGGTAGCCGCACTGGCCTGTCCGGCGGTGACCATCCGCGGCAGTATGCCATGAACCGGGCCAAGGCTCGGAGGAGAATCAACAGTGAAGCCGGGCGTGTATAAGTATACTAATGCGTGGGGCCGAAGGTGTGGCTTCATAATCTCAAAGGAGCATAGTTCAATGAATCTTGAAACCATGTACAAGCTGAAAGACGTGGCCAGTGTGGTGTACCAGATGAGCGGCATCAAAGTCGCTGCCAGTACACCACGAGCCTGGGTCATCAAGGGCAAGAGATCCTATACCAATCGGTTGGTGTTTCTGCACGCTGAGAAGAAGCTCGGCGCCTGGTACACCAAGGTAGCATGGATAGAACGGTTCATGCAGGAGCTGGAGAAATGAAAATCACGCTTGTTACTGTTGACTACCTTAAAGGTGAATCATTTCCCTCGCTTGAAAAGTTGATCGCCATAGTAAAAGCTGCAGGGATAGATACACAAGAGATCGATGGGGTACTCACTTGCGTTAAGGGAGGATTAGCCGTACATCCCCGGGACCCTTTATCCGAGCAACAAAGCATTATATACTGGGACGGAGAATAGGAGCTGGAGAGATGAAGAAATTTCTTATGTCAATACCGATGACATTCATACGAACCGCGTTTCCAAATGAGCGTATTTCTATGGATTACCTAGTGAGGATGAACGTCAAGCCGACCAACATCCTGTGGGGATATGAGGGGATGTATCTACTGTGTCCGGTACAGCATGTAACTGCAAAGATGCACGCGTACAAGAACAGGGCAAATAAAAAAGCGGCCCGAACCTTCGAGTTCGATATCGAACAAGGAGATTGCGAGCCGCTAGATTATCAAGTGGGTGCTCAGTTAGCTAGGCGTGGTAAATAAGAGAAACTTTGCACACGCTAATAGTATAGGCACACCAACTGCACCCACGTATCGTTTCAACCACAACACATCGTTCTTCAATTCAATTAGTAGGTCGTGGTCATTCATGGTTTCTTCCGCGTGCCCTTCGTTCGTCCCTCGCTCGATTCATCCGATGACAAGCTGCCGCCCTCTCCGAACAATGGACCCTTGTTATAGAACATAAGCTGCCAGATATCGCCCGTCTCGTAGAACTTCTTGAAGTCCTTAAAGGTCATGAAGCCCGGCATGAACGTGAGCAGTGCATTATACATCCTGTACTTTGCATTATTAACATCGCGCTCGTTGTCTGAAAATGCGAGGGCGTACATACCTAGCATCAGTTGAGCCAACGGTGGTATCCCAGTAGGTGCCGCACCAAAAGCATAACTGGATGCGTAGCCAAAGGTGTTTAGTATCGCACCACCGATAACCAGATACCTTGCCATGCCTGCCCGCCTGCTCCACGGTACTTTCTTGCCGTATCCTGTCTCTCCCTTGAACGTCCGATTCATCGCCTCACGGGCGAACTTGAAAAAGTAATTCATCCACCACGACTGCAGCCTAGTGAATGGCAAGTGGACCCTAGACCGGAACACTGCTGGCATAGCCATTGGAATGTAGTGGTACTGCGTCACCCCCGCCCCGAATTCCATCTCTTTTATCAACACTGCCTTCTCGCTGTCATATAGGAAGCCCTTCTCCTCTGTGTAAGTGCGCTGAGGATCGGCCCACCCGTACTCTTGATACTTGGGTTTGACGATTAGTTCGAGCGCGTCATAGTAGGCCACCTTCATGGCTCGCTTTACGTTTCCCGTAGCTGTCCACTGAAATGCCTTGAGATTAGCGTCGGCCAACTTCTTCAGTGACACACCGTCCAATCCTTCCAATCCCTCGTAGGTCTGCAGGAATGTGCTCTCTGCCATCAAACCTTTCAGGGTCTCATCACTGTGGAAATAGCTCTTCATCACTGACCGCGTACGGTATATGGCCAGGTTCTGCAACACTTGGAACTTATTACGTATGAGCTGACGCGGTCGCCACCCCATCACGCCATGGATCTGCAGTCTACTCAGCTTCGATAGGAAACTGGTCAGCGGCCTGTTGCCAAGGTCACGCCCAAACTTGTGCAGGATGTTATTGATCATCTTGCCAGGCGTTGACTTCTTCACCCTGTCATTCCATTCCTCATCTGTTCTTGTCTGCTGTCCCTTGATCTGCGTAGCTATGAATTCCTCCATCCACACCCTTGTCTTCTTTGGCAAGAATGCCTTGTGCAAGTCTACCTGTTGCTTGAAAAAAGCCAGCGGCTCGTTAAGATGGATCTCTCGAAGCCCGGTCCACATCATGGCCCGGGTCGCTTTGATGACGTCCTTCGAGAAGTCAGCCACCAGCCCGTTTACCAATTCTGCACGCGGCATTTCCATCGGGTTGAATATCTTCTTGCCCGGCTGCTTGGTCGACCAGTACTTGATCTCCTCTGAGATGTCGTACTTACCGTTCTGCACATCATCGGCCAGTCCCTCAGCAATGTGTCGCAGGTAGCTCGCCCGATAAGGTATCGGGTCCATGCCCATACGCTCGCGCGTCTCGTTCTCCCTAGTGAAGATGGATCGTGTCATGGTCCTGAAGTAGTTGAACACATCAACCTCTTCAGGGCTGAGAAACTCCGGCGCCTCTTCATGCTGATCCATGATCCCAGCCCACTTCTCCATTGACTTGGTAGGTTTGTTCGTTGCCCGCGCGGCCATGCGCGAACGTAACGACTCGCCGCCCAGCTTATTTATCACACCTTGCATCTTCCTCAGTCCCAGGTCCATTTTCCCAAATTCCAGGTCCATCTTCTGCTTGCCCAATGCGGCGGGCTCAATTATGAACGTCACTCCCTGTATCTCTGCGTTGTATAATTGCGGAGTGCCAGCGTGTGCAGGGTCCTGAAAGATCCTCTCTGACGGCATCATGTCAACCACTATACCAGCCTCGTCCGCCAGCAGATACAATGCGTCGTTGAGCAACTGGGCCTGGAAGGGGTTCATGTTCTTCATGGACTTCTGCCCCGTGGTTGCCACCATAAAATCTCGTCGCTCCTTGTCAGTCATTCCCAGGGCCTTGGGTATATCGTGACCAACCTTTAGCTGCTCGTGAGAGGCAAGGGTCTGTGTGTCCATGCCTTCCCGCACGATCCTCTTGGCATCCTCAGATGGCCCCTCCATCCCGAAGAACTCCATCTTAGCGGCATCCTCGGCTGCCTGGCGGGCAACCACGTCGGGGGCCTTGATCTCAGGAACCGGCTGGTTTACCCTGTCCACCGCAGGAGCCGCTGTGTCGCCCTCTGCTGCGCCCAAATTCTTACCCTTCCCACTGGACCTCAGTCCCTGGACAGCGCCACGTACCCCACCAGGCAGCAGCCCAAGCGTAGCCCCTGCCAATGCGGACCCGCCGGTCCTTCCGACCGGGTCCTCGGGGGCCCCAGCACCGGCCAGCATGGGTAGCCACATCGGTGCTTGTTCCTGTAGGGCCTCGATCACAGATTCCTTGGCCCCCCCTAGGGCGAACTCCTTCGCCAGGCCCTTGCCACCCGATGCTGCCACTTTGTCCGCCACTTTGGCAGTAGCCCCGGCCTTCAGTGCCTGGAATGCCTTCTTACCCAGCTTGACACCGACGCGGAACTGAAGAGCCTCCAGTGCCCCGTTGATTATACCTGTGATATCGCCTATAACCCGTGCCTGCGTCTCGGGCACGCCCCTCTGCCTCGCCTCTGTGTAGCCACCGTATCCCTCGACCATACCGATGGACATGATACCAGCCAATGGACCGGCAGATACGCCAGCCGCAGCCGCCGCACCCATAGCAGGTGCGGCTTGACCTAGGACACTACCTACCCATCCCCATGCCCCCGATGTCGGGTCACGCTGCAGCTCGGGATCCTCCGCTTTCTTGGCTTCCAGCTTGGCTGCCAGCGAACCGGCGTCTGTGTACTTCTTGAACGTGGGTGACAACTTCTTCAGCGCCATGGTGGGGAGGATGCCAAAGGCACCTACTCCCCGGTTCAATGACGCGTCCATGAATGACGCTTTGGCCTGGTGCTTGCCCGCTTTGAATCCCTTCTGAACTTCCCCGCCGAACCTCTGGTACCACGCCTTGTCAGACATGGGCTGGTTCGTTAACCCGAGTTCGTCGTTGAGCTTCAAGATCGGGTCTGGTCTGTCGTCTAAGAACGAACTGCGCGACGGACCACCCTGTCCCAGCCCAAGCTCTGTGTTGAGTTCGTCGAGTGTAGGCATGAGTCACCTTTCTATTCTAGTAAGCTGGGGTTTGTATTGGCAAATTCCACCGCTGCTTCCGGCCCCTGCGTTTGGTAAATCTCTTTATACTGTTTCTTCAAGTCAGCCTTGGTGATGGTTGGTTGCTTCAGTGCAACGTGAGCACTTATTGTGCTGGCTATCGTTGAACCAATGCGCGATTGATTGTTGGCTATGCGCTTGGCAGCGGCCCTCTGTTGTGGAGTGACTCCCGGGAAACTGTTTCTTCGTATGCCTTGTAGATCAGCCAGCGCCTGTTGGATCGCGCGGAACTGTCCGCGTTCCTGCTCGCCCATCAGAACATTGCCGCTCATGTCCTTCCGGCTTACTGTCTTATACTCCCCGGATATCGGGTCGTACTTTTGCAAGGCTTGTGTGTTGGTCTTGAACGGGTTCCACTTTCCTTCGTCTACGACCTGGTAACCTTCAAGATCCTTCTCGAGGATGTCGCGCTGTCGGGTAGACTCGGTGAATCGGGTATGCTGGTCATCGGTACGTTGCTCGGTGGGGAACATAGCCTCGGCCAGTTCCTCGCCGCCCACCATCTGCCACATGAGTTTTTCTGGATTCATTTTGCCAGTAGTGGCTATAGCACCTTGCTTGGCCAGCGCCTGTATCCTTCGGAACGCGCTCATATTATTGTTGGCCTGGTCTTGTACCTGGGAGTACTCTTGCTGCGCACTAAGATGCGCCTGCGTGATCATCTCATTGGCTGCCTTGATCCCCATGTACGGGGAGTGTTGCCTAATCAGATCGTACTGCTGGTTAAAGTGACTGCGGATCGCCGCTTGTCGAGTGGCTGAATCATTTGACAGCCATTCTAGCTGTGCCTGACCAGGCTCTGGTTCCGGCTCTACATATGTGTTGACGAGGGAAGATGCAGGAACCCAGCTGCCGTCTTCTAGTTGCATCTCTGCTGCCATATTATTTCTCCTCTTTGCCCGCGTCCTCTGGGATCGGTTTGATGCTCTGCTGGAATATAACCACCGCTACTAGTTCTTGTTGCTTAAACTTGGTGCCTGTGAGCACCATGTCGATCAAGGTGTTGGTAAATGCGTGTGCCTCTTTATCTGCTTGGATCTTCATGTTCGTCTCCTTTATGCAATAGTTCCACATGGTATATATCTCGTCAGACCACCCTGTATAGTGATCTTAATAAAATGCGTGGTAGTCAGCACCTTTGCAGCAACTGCTTCAATGGCATTTCCCGTTCCTATCGTGCAAAGGAATTCTATCATCTCTTCGGATACATCACCCTGATCTAAGGTCAATACGGGAATTGCCCCCCCTGCTGAGGATTGGTCTATGTGTACTTTAGCTGACGGGGTGCCAGTAAACCCGATACCGATTTTACCTCCCACGACTGCAAGAGCGATATCGTCTGTTACGGGATCCACTATCATCGTATGTTCACCAGTTACAGCATTGAAGATAGCAAACTTATTGTCCTCGCTCGCTGGGCCATTGCCCATCATCCACTTATCTGAACCGGATTGTTTAAAGATTATTCTTGTGGCTTTGTTTACTACGCCATTCATGGACATTATTACATTTGTTGCAGCTACGGCAGTCCCCGCGGTCATGCCGGTAAATATGGGGCTGTCGGCTGTGTCCAGCGCCAAATCGGATCTGGCCAAAGCCGCTGTAGTATTGGCAATTAAGGTCCTACCGAATGACGGCAGGTCAATGGCCACGTGTACGTTGTCAGCGGAAGTGTAATACATCTTATCCGCTGCCATTGTTATGCCCGCGAGGTTGCTCAGTCCAGCGTCATAGGCCTGCACATTAGTTCCTATAATCCCTAGCGTAACCTGCGTTTCTACGCCTGCGCCATTCTGGAAATAAAACTGATTGTCAGACTTAGTAAGTATTTTCCCATACCCAAAATCAACGGTGGGGGTAGCGGTTTCCTTGAGCGTAAGGACTCCCGCCTCAATTGACAACCCCGCCATGTTAGCTGTCGGGGTTAAACCTACGCCGACTCTGCCCGCACTTGTAATTGTCATCTTGGTAGTGGCTACTTCAGAAGCTCCTGTTTGAAACAAGAGTGAAGTAATATTTGTAGTGGCGTCAAATGCTCCCTCTGCTCTAGCCACAATAGAAGCTGCTACAGAAATAGCATCAGCTCCGGTTTCTAAAGGAGCATAAAAATTGATTCTTCCCAATACATCATTTGCCGCTACCGTTGGTTCTTTGGTACCAAGGGTGAATACTGCGCCTGTTGTAGTAAGTCCTGCTTCTACTGCAAGAGGTGAAATTGACGATACGGTACCAATACTGACATTACCGTCTCTATTGATTCTGACCCGCTCTGTGGCATTTGTTGCACCAACTGGTGTTGTATGGAAGGCAAGTGATGTAGGAGATGAAGTATTTGTCCAATTATCAAACGGCACAGCTTGGATGAGTGCCACCACTTCCTCGGAGCCATCTTCACCTCCTTGAAATTGAATCGTTCCAACATCTTGGTTGAAGTCCACGAAAGCATCAACTCGTTTAAGGACAATATCCGCAGAAGCATCTGACCTGCTAATGGTTAACGCGTTAGAAAATGTCCACGCCCCCCCGATAGTCTCAACAGCGGACTTATCAACTAGGTTCGCCTCAACTATTCCACCGTGGGAGGTCGCTGTGAGTGCACCCACTACATCTACAGAGGTTGCAACGGCTCTAATCAGATCAACAGTTGTACCAGTCCGAGTTATGCGAAGCACATTAGCGCCTGTCCCCAAAGCATCTGTCTTAGTTTGTAAGTATAAATCCCCTATTGCGGCGGTACAACGCCAAAACTTTTCATCTACAGGCCCGTCAGTTTCATTGAAATCTAGGATCGGCTGCGTAGATGATAGTGTTGTCGAAGCAGCCGTAAATTCCCAAGCACCGCTGATAGTCTCAGCGGCAGTCTTGTCTAGCAAGTTCGCTTCGACGATGCCACCGTAAGATACCGCAGTGAGAGCACCGCTGATTCCAACGTTTTGAGAGGCGTCAATGCTTAACGCTGCGACATTAGAACCTGTAGAAAATACTATCTCCCCCGCTGCATAATCAGTAGCAAGTTGCATTACGTCATTACTAGAACTGGCCATGCCCCAAAATCCAACCCTATTCGTATTATTCCCACGATAAAGCTCTATCAAAGTTGCTACCGCTTGGTCAGTTGCCGCATTTGAATCTGACAGTCTTATCGTGGGAACTACACTCTCTACATGCAGGTCTTTTTGTGTTGCCGCCGTCCCGATTCCAACTCTCTCATTCGTTGTATCCACATTTAAAACAGGCGTTCCGCCGTCAGCGTCTAGGACTTGAAGGAACGTCGTAGAATCTGCATTGGGTTGAAACACCACAGAGTCAGAACCCAGCACTGCTGCGTTCGTAAAGGTACCTCCGGCAAACTGAGGGCTGGCCCCCGTGTGTGTGTCCTGTGGTGTAGACAGTGTCACCGTGCCGTCACCATCATCGGTTACAGTTATCCGGTTGGTCGTTCCAGCAATCCACGACGTGAGATCGGAAACCGATATCAAGACCTTTGAGGCGTCTGACTGTACAAGGCGCGTAGCGGTCAAGTCTGCCAGGGTCACGCTGCCAAATGTGACAGTGGAACTAGATCCGAGTCGCCGCACAATCTGTTGGAAGGTCTTTCGCACTTCCTCACTAGCCGATCCCCGTGGGGGTATTCGAATACCTATATTCTGATTGGCCATGGTCGTTACCCCACTACTGGACGTTGCATCAACTGACCCGCTGCCGCACTGGCACTAGTGCCCGCAGGTGCCGTCGCTTGCTGCTGCTTGAATCGTAGGTCCTGTTGAAATTGTTGTCGTTTATAGGCTGCCTGCTGCTGCGCGAACTGCTGATTTTGTTGGAACTGCGATGCCTGCTGGGCCTGTCCCGCTGTGAACTGCGATGCTCCCTGGGCGCGATTCTGACCTTGGTTGTAATCCGAAGAAGCCAGCTGAGAATACCCCAACCTAAGTTGATCGGTTTGCCGCTGTGCTCCTGCAGCCACATTTGCTTTCTGTAGCCCGGCTGTTTCAGCAACGGCCGCATTCATGCCACCTACTGCAGTGGTTCCAGATAAGCCGGAAGATATCATGTTGCTAAGTCCCTGCTCTGCGCCACGTTCTGCATTGCGGTCGATCATAGCGTTCTGGGACTTTATGAAAGCATCCTGTGATCCCTGTAAATCCAGGGCTGCCGCAGAGGCCGGGGCTGCCACAGGGGCCGGGGCTGCTGCCCTGGCTACTGGAGTTGGCGCGGGCTTGTTGCGTTTCTGGTACGCTCGCCATTGTTGCTGCACATGTTGGATATTCGTCGATCCCACCATGTGACCCATGTTCTCATTGAACCATTGCCTGTACGATAGCGCCATTTTTATATCCCTTCTGCGTCAAATCTTTCCAGCGAGAACGATTCTCCAGCCGTCTTGTTTCCCATTTTAAATCCAACCCAACGCGCTCGCACTTTACGCCGGTCTACATTACCCTTCTTGTGACCCGATACTTTAAATATCTTTCTGAACTTGTACGCGGTGCCCGCGATGATCTTCTTTATCAGACTCTGCGGATTCTCTGATTCGTAGGTCTCTACGTATACGGGATCAGAGTCATCAGAAGCACCGTCATCTGCACCACCTGCGAACAGGTCCATGTTCGACACCCGCCCTGCTTTACGTACCGAGTTACTCGTGGCGATAGGGCCGAACGTAACATACGAGTCTATCAGTTCATCGGACCCACCAATGTCGTCACTCTTGGCCGACTTCAGATGTTCGCGTGTGTATCCATCGTTGCACCCAAGGATGAGCGCCGAGTTTGAAGGATCATCGGCGACAAACTTCCACATGCTAAAGATGCTGGCCTCCTCGGGATAGACTTCTTTAAACAGGCCACCGCTGCGAGTGTCGAACCACCAGGCAATGTTGGTACCGTCAGAGAAAGTGGTCTTGGCTATAAGTATGCCGAAATTTGCGGAGTCGTAAGCCATGGATAGCCGGTGAAGTGACGGATCAACCGCCAGGTCTTCAATGAAGTCGGGGTATGTGAGCTTGGTTATGTTCTCTGCCTCCCCAAATCCCTTAGCTATCCTGAGCAACCCTTCGGTGGACAGCATATAGAGGTTGCCCTCATCATCCCAGGTCCATGCCTTCGGCGCCACTAGTCCAGTGTTTCGGAGCAAGTCTATCCTTCCGCCAGCGGCTGGGTTGCCAGACATGACATGCAAAGATCCTGCACACCCGAATACCATGAAGTCATCACTGTAAGATATAGCGTCAATGATAATATCTCCGACTTCACCAGCATCGGTGTTGTTGCCGGCCACGGCTGATCCTGCATCATCCTTCGCATACAGGAAATCCCATGGATTGTTCTGTCTAGTCTTGTACCACTGATGAGGAAGTGTAGTGTCACCCATCAACCACAAGCAACCTATGTGCAGCTCGATTATGTTAGCCGTCGTAGGCATAGTACCGTAGGTAGCGGTGTCGTTCGCGTACACGGTCCAGTCGTACCAGTGCGGACCACTGACCTCGTTGGCGCTCAGTGTGAAGGATACCGCGTTGCCCGCCACATTAGTTCCCGTTACTGTCTCTCCACTGGTAAAGGTGGCAGTTGTGATTGAGTTGCCATATAGAGTGGTGGCCCCGGTATTGGCAGTTATGTAATCACACACCATCTTTGCGCCAGAGGACCCGCCTGTAAGTATGGTGCTGTGGTTCGGTGCATTGGCTGAAGAGCCTAAGGAAGTGGTGGTTAGTTTTATATTTACGAAGTCAGCTACCTTGAGGTCAGTGTCATTGGCGACAAACACCTTGCCGTATGCCTCGGTGGCTTGCAACGGATTGCCGGTATCAAAGTCATCAGCCGCCGCTGCGAGTTCGGTCATAGTAGCTGGAGTACTGCCAGTGAATATCTTGTTGGCTGAGAATGTGACCAGTTTACGGGTGTACTTCTTGTCACTCGGGATAAAGTCGGCTGTAGTTACCCCGTAAACTTCAAAGTAATTATCCAGGCCAGTAGTTTCAGCCCAGGATGTACCGTTAGTGCTGTCAAGGGCTATACCATCAGGGTAGCGGGTTGATATGTCGGCGTATATGCGTAGCCCAGTCGTGGCAGTATCTGATTTCATGACGATGGCATACTCTGTTGCATTTGTTAATGCTACAGGAGTAACGAACGTAAACTCATACAGGGCCTGCGTTCCCGTGAAGTCTATGGAGTCAAATGCTACCGTGGCCAATATCGACCCTGTCGGTAGGCTACTACCGTCTACAGCTTGCAAGTACACATCTCCACTTTTTGCACCAGTAGATCCCATCTTCAATTTCACAGACGTGCAGGTAAACGCAGACGGGGTTATAAATGTTTGTCCCCTCCATCTACGAGCTGAGAAATTCGAATTGACCTCAGTATCTACTGGATGGTATGATACTTTTAGAGTCGCCATTAGCTTACCACCGTTACTTGAACCGTTTCAACCACTGGAGACGGGGTACCTGAGTCACTTACCAGAACTGTGGACCACTTATCTACACCCGGACGTTGGCCACCGCGACCCCGGTTATCCAGGGAGTCGAACACACGGACGTTCTGGCTATCGGGCGTCGTATTGGGTGGCTGCGTAGTGGCGGCTGTTCCCTTATGGAAACCCTTGAATGGGAATAGTAGTTTCATAAAAGTATGCGGCCCCAGTTATTAGCCGGGGCCGCCTCCTGATTATCTTTCAGTGATCTTGCTGTACTGATCGTTGCCAAAGTATACAACCTCGACTGCGTAAATATCCACGGAGTCAGTCGTATGCGCAGCGGTTGTGAACACGAGTGTAACTGCATCACCGGGCAGGAGGGCCTGGCCCTCGACCTTGACCTCTACCCAACCTGCGATGGTCGTGCTGATGTTGATGGCTGCCGAAATCGTAGGATCGAGGTCAGCCGTGAGAGCAACGCCCTCACGCTTACGGAACAGGGTGGCGTCGATGGTGACAGCCGAGTCAGTTGCTCCGCTCATCTGCGCCAAGAAGCGCACATACAGCTTGTCTTTCTGATTGTCATAATCCCGAGGGACACAGAACGTGAGGTCACCCGCAGTCGTCTGACTGGACGATACGCGCAAACCCTCGAAATTAGTTTCCAGGCTTTCCCTGGACGGCTCGGTAGATGCAGTGGGAATAAGCCCCAGCAGTCGAATCGAGTTGATGTCCACACCCGCGATGCACTTCCGCGAAGAGGTAGGACCATTAGGGACATTGAAGTCTCCTAGTCCAAAACCCTTACCCATTATGTTATCTCCTAAATTGCGTTATCGTGTGCGACATTTTCTCGAACACGCGCGTGTTGAAATTGACGTCCGTCAGTCATCTTGCCCATCATCCGCGGGGCTGCGTTGCCGTCAAGTTTCCATGCTACCGGCAACGCTTCACTGGTGAAATAGGTTATCCACTTTGACCCTAGCTCTGAATCATCGGCTGCCATCTCGCAACGCGCCAGGCACGCTGCTTCAATCGCATCATCGAACTGGAACCCACAAGGCTGTACATTGCCTGCCGGTTCGAGTAGGTATATACTGCTGGCTGCCGGGTCCACTCCTCCAGCTGCCCCACCGGGGAACAGCCAGTCTGCCACGGTGACAACACCGGTTGATTGAACAAAGTCAGTCACCACCGCGCTGCTACCCTTACCCGTCCCTGATATGATGGTCGCCGTGTACCCGTTGAAGTGATCATCGGCAAATATGTTCAAGCTAATATCCGTAAGGGTTGTGCTATTGGCCGCTGATGCGGTCCCTCCCTCAGCCGTTACGTTATCGAAGTGCATAATGTACGGAAACTGAACAGTCTTGGCATGGCCAGGTGTGGGGTAGAATATCAGCTCCCACCTACGAGACGCACCCAGTGCTGTGCCTGCGGGAAGGTAGGGCCTTATTGCTGCCCACTGTGGGTATCCAGTCGTGATGCTCAACTCCCGATGTTGATGTATGAAGTTGATGTCGCGCCACTCGATACTGATCCCGTGCTGCGAATCAGATATATAAGTGATGTTACCGGCGATGGACCCACCGAAGTCAGCAGGTAAAGAGTATCTCGCAGCGTCACTGCTGATGTTATCTGGCCCTGTTCCTGGAACATTAAGCAGTTGGGTATGGGTACGGTGCATCCATCTCCATTTACCGGTACTCGGAGGCCGTGCGATGAACATGCGAATCGCCTCAGTCACGAGGCGTTTACACTCGTGAAAGTTGAACGCGTTATCCACGGGGATGTACGGCAGCCCATTTGAATCATAACTGGCAATGCCATATAACTCAGCTACCCGCAACAGCAGAGACTGATAGGACAAAGCACTGGTTGGCTCGGCCATAATCGTATCTCCTTAAAGATGTACGTGGAAGTATACTATATGTATACTTCCACGTACGATAGTGTTACGCAAGCTGGCCTACCTGGAACCAGTCAAGGGTGAGGATGGCATCGTCCCCATGTCCGCCCTTCAGGGCAATGGTTGGCACCAGGAACGTCCCGGTGGGGAAGTTACCGTCGTCCATGTCGCCCGTACCCAGGATCGGGTCGGCGTCAGTCACGCCATCCGTGTACGTCTGGATGTCGGTGCCGTCGTAGTACATCCCGACCGTGAAGTAGGTGTCCGCGACCATCGTCTTGATTGCAGCGTTATGCTCGACATGCGTCTGCCCAGAGAGCAGATAGTCGAGGTCCAGGGCGGCGGTTGCGGCGTCATCCGTGAAGTACCCGACGTAGCTGGTGCCCGTGGTGGGCACCGCACCGGCATCGGCTATGAAATCGCCCCCTAGATTCTGAGCCAGGGCCAAGCCAACAAAGGCCGACATCTTCGCAGTCGTGATGTTGGATACCTTAAACCTCGCCTCGAACGCCCATTTGGTCCCTGCCGTGTCGATGTCGATAGGACAGGTCCATTGGGCTTCGGCAGCACCATTGTCTTCCGAGGTGAATAGTTTCAACTCGCCAATGGCTGTAACGCCACCGTAGATACCCTCAAGGATCGTCTTGCCGAGGGCAGTAGCCGCATAGGTGGCATCTACGAACCTGTTATCTGGGAAGCTTGAACCATGGGTAAAGTCAGTGACCAGTGCGGAACCCAAGAATGGGTTGGTCAGCATCGCAGTGACGGGGATGTTATCCCAGATCGCAGCGGTAGGCAGTGCTGTGACAGCACGAGATCGTGTCGATACAAAGCCACTGGTCGTCAGGGGCTGCAAGGGCCACTGCAGACGAGCGAGGACGGTACCAGCGGTGCTGGAGCGGTCAACGGTTTGCTGTGCGACAGCGATGGGCACACCATCTTCAATGCCCCCGGCAACAAAACTAGTCGGGCGAAGAGTGAGGACAGTAGCACCAAGGGTACAGTTCTGATCGGTCCAAATCTCTACAAGCTGGCCACGAGCAACAGGCACAGCAACCTCCATCTGGAGGAACCTTCCATCTTCAATCAGCTTCCCGTCGTACCGGGTATCGATAACACCAGCGAAATGCTCGCTATTGCCCGATGCGTTGACCTCAACGCGTACAGAACGCTTCTCATCGGAATCAGCTGCGGTACCGAAATTAGCGTTGTAGACCACCAGGTGGCCACCGCGAACGGTAATGGTAGACCCGCTGTCGTTCTGGAGCTTGACCTTCTTTAGGTCGTGTTTTTCACTGTTGTATGTTACTTGAGACATTTCTGTCCTCCTGGGGGGTTGACCCCCATGGTGCGGGACGGGGTTGACCCGTCTCCGCCCTGTTATTATTAATCCAATGCTAATCTACACAGATTTAGCTTAGGAAGTAATGGGTTTGTGAATCACGAAACCAGCCTTACGCCGGTTGGTGCACAGGTTGTTGTGCGAGCCGTCAAGGAAGACAGTGAACGTGGTATGCTGTCTCCTATCAGTCATGGGCTCGGACTCAACCATCCAGTAGCCGGACTGCACAACGGGAACGAACTTGGCGAAATCGACACAGTAGAGAGGATCGGTTGCATCACCAGTGACAGGGTCAGTAACATCATCCAGCTCGTTAATGTAGACACCAGGCAGGCGGTTAATCATGACAGTTCCGCCGTCGTCAACCCGAAGGTTGGACAGGACGTCTCGACC